ATCTTGATTCCCTTTGATTTGGAATGAGCATCAATGACGGCGTAGGCCTGCATCAATTCCGGTTGCTCGATTGGAACACCCCCAAAATAGCCAAGTGCAAATTCCATCTTATCGAGTTTTTGACCACCCCACAAAAATTGAAGAGCAAGAGAGCGAAGCTCTCCATTACCTGTTGAACCATATCAGTCGTCGGTTCCGATTCACCGCCAGAGGGCGTATTGAGCCGGGCATTGAAACGTTCGTTTGTGACCATCGTCGTCAAGAGCTTCCCTTCACCATCGCAAAAATAAGCTGTAAACGAATCACAGAAAAGCCACTGGCCGGGCAAAGCCTGAAACAACACGCTGCAATTGACCAGCCACTTTGCACTGTCGAGCCTGACTAACTGAGAGTCTTCGTTTTGCCCGTCAAAGTGTACGATCTTTGGCGAACGCTCGGCTTTACGTTCTAACGCCCGCTGGATAAGGTAATAACTGTAAATGTGCGGGGACTCGGTTACTCGACTGGACTCAAATAAGCACAACAGCCTACTACCGTTAGCCTGTAACTCAATTGCAGTTGTTGGGTACGGCGGCATCGGCGAATGACAGTCTTTGATGAACCGGAACGGGCTGTCTGACCATTGATTTTTGAGTAACTCTGTCAGCGGAACGCAGTTGTACGGCGCAGACGTTTCAAGTAACTCTGAAATTTCCTTGAACAGCCGGGCGTCCGGGAAATTCTCTGATTCAAGTTGCTCTGACGCTTCAACCCCAAAACGGGCGTCGTAGCCTACCCAAAACAACTTAGCCTTACCGCCTAAAGATTCTTTTATCTCATCAATTATCATAAAACGGTTCACCTTGTAATCCTGAACGCGCAGATAATAAAATCCAGACAAACAAGAATAGTCCACAGTTTATTTCTAAGCCAATTGACCATGTTGTTACTTTTTATTTCCTGAAGAAAAATAAGACCTGAGCACTAACCCGAAAATTGCTCCGGCCAAGCTGTCGTCAGCCGTGCCGATGAACGGAGTAACATCGGGGATGAAATCAATCGCTGGCCAGCCGATGTAGCCGAGGCAAAGTAAGATAATAATAAGTTTCATTGGTAATCTCCCATAAGAAATTCGTCGGCGCATTCCAGGCTATCAAACAGCCGAGCTGCGCTTTGCCTTATTCCGCTCAGCGCGCGCCGGGCTGTCGCCCAGATTGATGCGTCGGTTGATTCAAGGTACAACCGGAACGCGCTCACAAACGCACGTCTGAGACTGTCTAAAGTTCGACCGAAACGCCAGCTTTCGCACGGCTGGCGCAGTTCGGTTGTTACTGTTGAGTGTAATCGTTGAGTAATCATGAGTCACACTGTCAAAGCGATTTCGTATTGCTTAAAGAATAACTTCAGTGTGTCGTCGTCTGGGTAACCGAAACTGAAATAGTCAATGTCTTCCACCGATTCAACTTCGTCACCACAGTAAGCTGGACCGTTTTTATAGTTCCAGATGGAACATAGCTGCCTTCAAAGGTGAAACACCAACAAACGTCAACCTTGTCATCGTCATCTGGGAAGCCCGCATCGCCATTCTTGAATGGTTCGCCGAGTTTCTCGACCAACTCACTATAAGCAATTTCAAAGTGGTCTTTACAGCTTGCACTTCGGTAATCTCTCGGGTTTGTTACTTTCTCAAACTTCATTACTTGACTCCTTTTCTTGTACGGTTACTGCCAAGCTGCCATTCAGTTTGACGTGAACCTGCCTCATCACAGCTTGGCGAATGTTTTCTTCAATCATCGCTTGGAATTTTCCTTGCTGATTGGAATAAGTCTTAATTTGCTCGCCCAATACCCGGCGAACTTCGCGGGAAACCAGGATTTCAATGTTTTCGCCCATCATTCGAGCGATGGTCTGGGCGATGTACTTTTCGGCTTCTCCCCGAACACTCTCACGAGTTAGACCTAACTCGTTGACCAAAACCTGTCTGACTTGTTGAGTCGTGCTTTGCATTTTCGTAACCTCCTGACGCTTTATAATTATTTTGGTTTATTTTGTAAATAGCTCTCTTACCAGTCCTCTGAATTATTTTCAGCCTCACTTTCGCCCGGCGCGTTGGCGTTGGCTTCAGAGCGGCGGCGCGGGGGCCAATTGCGACGATTACGGCCAGTGTTGAAACCGCTTTGCATCGTGTCTGGGATTTCTCGGATTGAGCCGTAAGCTCGGTTAAATTCGTAATCAACAGAACCGACAACGCCTTCGCGCTGTTTGGCCAGAGTCAATTCAAACGAATAGCCGTCGTTATTTTCGGCTCCGTCTTCCGGCATTTGAATAATGAAAACCTTATCAGCGTCTTCTTCGATTCGGCCAGAATCCCGAAGATGTTCCAGGCCGAACCGTTTTTCGGTCAGCCCAACGCGGTTGATTTGTGTTGGAACCAGAAACGGAGCTTCGACGCCGCGCTCTCCGGCAATCGTTTTCAGTTCGCCGGTAATGTGGCCAAGTTCCAGCGCACGATTTGAGAATTGACGGGAAGTTTTCAGCAGCAGCAAATGGTCAACGACCACCAAATCAAGCCTCCCGGTCGCGCGCCTCACAGCGCGGCATTCGCGGGCGATGTCTTCGACGTTCAACCGTCGAATGTCGTAGGTGGCCAATCGCCAGTGCTGCGCCCGGCGAAGCTCAGCCGTCATTCGTGCGTATTCCTCTGCTGTGAATTCCATCCGTTGCAGGCTCTGCCAACTCAGTTCCGCCCGCATGCCGATTATCCGGCGCGCGAGGGCTTCTTTCGATTCTTCCAGCGCGAAATACAAAACAACAGGGCGTTGATCCATCCAATCCGAGTCGCCGCTGTTGAACCGGTCGCAGACGTTTCCGGCCACAAGTTTCGCCCAAGTGGATTTTCCACGACTTGGACGGCCAGCCAACACGCATAAATCGCCCGGCAATAAGCCTCCGCCGAGCAGCAAGCGGTCTGTTTGGCAAAACCCGGTAGCAACTGCGCCGCGAACGTTCAAAGGCGTCCAGGCGTTGTCTAACGTACTTTCCAGCCACACAGAGCGTTGCCCAGAACCGGAGCCGGTTTTCAGGTCGAAAATCTGCCGCTCTGCCCTGTCCAATAAAGACTCGCTCTCGGACGATGGGTCAAGCGCGGCTTGCATGAGCGAATTCCCAATGCCGACAGTCTGTCTCAGCCGGGATTTCTCAGTGACGATTGCCACGTATTCACCGATGTTGGAAAATCGGGGTACACCGTCAAATAACGAAGCGATGTAAGCCGGTCCGCCAACTTGATCCAGTTCCGAGCTTGAGCGCAAAGCTTCCTGCAAGGTCAACGGGTCAACGCCCCGCCCGGCTTCGAGTAAATCGCGCATTTTGGCGAAGATTTTTTGGTGACTGGGTAGGAAAAACTGGCTGGCGCAAAGGTCGCGCGCCTGTTGGTAGGTTTCATTGTCTAGCAAAATCACGCCGAGAATCATGCGTTCGGCTTCTACGCTTGATGGCAGCGGGTAATCAAGTGAGTTTGAGTTTGAATTTTGGTTTGTCATTTTGTCTTGTCTCTGGATTTATTTTTTTTGTCTTCCATTTCACGTCAGGCTTTGACCCATTCGTTGAACTCAGCCCATAATTTCATTATCGAATTTGGCTTTGGCGGTGATGACAGAGTTGGGTGTTTCTCGAACCAGAATTTTGTGAAGTTTGTCGGCGTCAGTCCGGCGGCTTCCCACTCGGTTTTTGGCTTTCCGAATTGGCTGTCGAGCCACTTCCCGGTCGCCAGAATTTCCCGCTGATTGCCCGGCTGAATGGGCATGCCGTTTCGCCAACCCGTCACATACGCCGTGAAGCGCGCGCCCGTCGAGCCGTTGAGCCAGTCGCCCGGTTTTTGCTGCGAGGTCATAAATTCCGGGAAAGTGTCGTTGAACAAAAATCGGTTGGCGATTTTGGCCGGGTACGCCGAAGAAACCCATACGCGCCATGCTGTGATGGAATCCGGCGTGGCGTTGCACTTTTCTGCCAAATTGACCATTTTGAAAATAGCCTGATAGTTTGTGGCGTCGCCGGGGAAAATCGCTTCAAGCTGGCTTCCGATTGTCACGCTTTCAGCCGTCTCCGTTTCAACCAAAGAATCAAAAACCGGCGAACCAGGAAGGGCGATTTCCTTCCCCTTTGTTTCAACTATTGATTCTATTATTTCTTCCTTCCTATAAATGAGTTCATTTTTTGAACTACCCCCTAGTTCATTTTTTGAACTAGGTTTTCGGGGGGAGCGGTTCATTTCTTGAACTACCAGTGGTTCATTTTTTGAACTACCCCCTAGTTCATTTTTTGAACTACTGACTGGTTCAAAAAATGAACTACTCTTCGCCATGTCAACCGGCGTCCAGTCAATCTCAACGTCCCGATTTATCGAATACCGGCTAGCTTCCGTGAAGCTCCCAGCCACGATTTTTACGATTGGGAAACGGTACTGCAAAAGCGCGGTCAAAGCCTTCACTACGGTCGCGCGACTGCGGATTCCCGTCCCGGCCATAATCTGGCGGTAGCTCAGCCCTTGCTCGTCACGGTTCCATCCTCTCGTTTGCCGGATAATCAGACACAGAATTGGCCACGCTGCATCGCATTTGGCGTTCAGTTCCGGCATCACAACGTCCAACAGCGCGTTGTGAAACATTGTCGTGCAGCCGTGGCCTTCAAAGATTTTTGCTTGCATGGAGACACACCAATCCCAGTCGGGAGCCAGAGTTATAATTTGGGTTTGAGCGTTCGGGCGAACTGATTCAGCTACAGCGAGGCAACAGCCCGACACGCCGGAAATAAAAAAAGGGCAGTTGTCGCAAAGCCCAGCACCTAAGTTGGAATCACAAACACGGTCGGCAAACCGCGTTTGAACGCGCTTAGGCTCTGCGATAACAGCCCTCAGAAGATTGTCTCTCAACCGGATTCCATTCGGCTTTGAAACGTCACATCACAAATTTTCAATAGCCGTTTGCCAGCGGCCAAGATCACGCCCGGTAAAAATACAAAATCTCACGCCAAAAGTAAAGCGCAGAGTTTATTATTATTAGCTTCGTAGTTTTCGCCGAGCCGACGACGTGCTTTGGCGTCCTGTCGTTTACGGCTGGCCTGAATCTGAATCAGACGGCTGTCTGTCTCAGCCGCCGATAGTCCAGAATTAGAATTGCCAACGTGGAACGCACGACACTGCGAACATTGGTAAATTTCCAGACGTTGACCTGCGCGCCGCGTGGCTCCGGCGCGCCGACGCTTGAAGCTTCTCAGGTCAGACCGGGCTTTTGCCCAGGTCATATAAAGCTTTTTGCCAGTCCAGCAAGTTCCGCTTTCTGATTCCATCGCACACCTCTGAGAGATTATCCGGTGACAGTTGCAAGTGCCTGTTTTGGCTTTCTCGCCGCCTTGCCGGGCTTTGGCTTGACCACATACTGGCAAAACTCGGCCTTGTAATTCGGCAACCCGGATTCCAGACAAAAGACCAAAACCAGAGACAGGTTCGGCTCTTGTTCCTTGCCGAAGAATTCAAAAACTTTTTCCGGCGTGGCGGTTTTCAACGCCGACTCGACAGCCCAAGCGCAGATAAAATTCCGCTTACGCCCGGCTTGGCTTTCAGCAATCGCCTTAATTTCATCAGCCATCGGAGCCGGGACACTCGCTCCGACAATTAGGCGAGTCAGACCGTTAATAATCCCCTGTCTTGGTTTCAGGTTTTTGTTTGGGCTAGTCTCAGGCGCGCGCCCAAACAGCGTGTCCCATGCGTCAAGCAATTCTAGCAGACTCTTAGTGGTTGCCGAAGGCAGGCTGATCGGCCACGAATGGGCGATTTTCTTTTTCTCAGCGCGCGCGGCCAGCATCGTTTTCAGGTGCGACTCGTTAGCTTTTTTCCCCATAGTTCACTCAAACTCCCTCAGTTAATTTCACTTCGCACAAAGTATAAATTGAGTCGACTTATTTTGTAAAGCTAAGCCTTTGCGCCTTCATTGATCAACAGCCAGCGCGACAAAACGCCGAGATTGCCAGGCGTGAGTGGCAAGGGCTTCCGCTCGGTTTCAGAGCCTTCTTTCAGCGGCATGGCCTTGCGGAGTTCAGAGTAAGGAATCCGATTGTAATGGTCGCCGACAAGCGTGATTTCCTCTTTGCCCAGAGCTTCCCATTCCGCCTGAAACGCTTCTTCGGCCTCTGTACCGTTATCAACCAACCAGCTTCCAGTTTGCTTGCCGTCAATTACGACTTCGCGCCCGTGCTTGCGAACGAGCTTGGCGTGATGACGATTGATGCGCTTGTACTCCGTCTCAGCCGCGTCATAGATCCGGCCAATTTTCCAGGTCAGGTTTTCGTTATCAAATACGACATTGCTTAACACTTGCAACGCACCAAAACTTTCAAATAAGTCTTTTACTGTTACTTTCATTTTACCTCGCGGGTTGTTGGCTATTAACTAGGCGTCCGTCGCGTCAGCGAAGAACGCTCTCAAAATATCATTCCCGTCGGCGTCTTTGCCGACAGGCTCTTGCTTGGCTTTAGCGAAATCGTAGACACGGCCTTTGAATCCAGCCGTAAGTAAGGCGTCAATTTGTTGAAAATCTTCGCCAGTTAATCGAAACGCTTTTGTTGCCACAGGTGCGCGCCCATCAATCGCGGCACTTTCCGAGCTATAGGCGGAGAATAACAGTTCAGCGTCTTGCCGTTCCCGGCTATAACTGAAATGCACTAGACGCCAATAAGCGTCTGCGTAAGTTACATCGCGTTCGGCGTCCCGATAAGACATTTTCAAAGCCATAACTATTACTCCTATGTTACCTGATGTTATCTCAAAAGTCCGTTGGTTCTAAGGGCGTCTGTGACCTGTCCGAGCTTGCGGGCTAGTTGATAAATGTTATTCCGAATAGCATTCGCGTCGGTAGCATAAACACTTAAGTCGGAAAAGTTCGCAATGGTGTCGTCGGTTCCACCCGACGTAACATTGTTCGTGATAGCATTAACCGCCTGGCTGCAAATTTTGAAAATATGCCCTTCCTCGTTGCGAATATGAATCGCCGAAGTGCCTGCCCCGTTCCAATCTGCTGCATAAATTTGACCAGTGTCAGCCGGGCTTGAGACTGGGGGAGTTGCGTTGGCAATAGCAAGGACGCCGACGCCGGATGTGCCGATGCTGCCGAATGTGGACGTGCCAAGAACGAATGAGCCTGCGCCAGTAGTGGCATTTGATAATCGAAGCACACCAGCAGCTTTTCTAGTCAGCCCTACGTCTGCGGTTTGATAAGGCTCGGCGGTGGTCCAACCTAACACTTTGGCGGAACCTAGTGACAACAAATTGTTGAGGCTATATGACCCACCGGTCGAAGTGTAGTTTTCCTGCCAATCGGAACTTATAAAGATTCTTGTGGTGGAGACCATTAAACCACCATTCCCTGCCATTGTCGCAATGAAGCCCTGCTCTGAAGTCTCATTCGCGCCATAAAATGAAATAAATCGAGAATGAGTCTCGTTTACCGGCGCGCGCATCTTCAGCGGAGCCCAAGCGTCAAAACCTGCTACATTGGGTTTTCTTATCCAGATTGAGCCATAAGTGCCTGTGCCGACCGGTGCGCCGCCCAGAAGATTGATATCGCCACCGTTTGCATTCCCACTTGTCAATCTTGCGGCATCACCAGCCGTGATCGTAACTGAGCCGCCCGCCGCCGCACCTGCCGTTGAACTCCCAGCAATCGCGGGGTCTGCCGTAATCGCCAACCCATTGCCAGCAAGAGCGGTCGTAATCTGGGTTCGACTGATACTGGATAATGTTGGCGCGGTTCCATCAGCCCGCCCGGTAATAGAAATCCCACTGGCCTGGTTCGCTACGTTATTAACCACCATAAAAGATGGAGATGTCGAATTTGCGCCAGAACGAAAAGCGGTTGCGCTCCCGGATGACTGTGAAATGGTATTATTAAAGGCGTGTGCGCCTGTCCACGTCGGTGAATCGCCCACAGCGACACCGCCACCAGCCGCTGCATATTCCAAAGCTGTGCCGCCCGCGTTCACACGCAACACCTGCAACGCTGAGCCGAGCGCAGAAAGGCCGGTTCCGCCATTCGCAACGGGTAACACTCCGGTTACTTTTGCCGTCAGGTCAATAGACCCGGCCAGCATAGCGTTTGTTACTTTCGCGTTACCAATCGAAGTAACGCCTGTGTTGTTAATAGTAACATCGCCAGAGAATGTCCGAGCCGTCCCGACGTTTGATCCGTTGCCGATGTATATCTGACCGCTGTTCAAAGCGGCGTTGAGAGCCGTGTACCCGATGTTGGTTTCTGAAACAGCCCAATTGCTGGCCGTCTGGCCGGGCGTGTCCACCAAAGCGCGCACGATGTCACCGGGTGTGACGGCAGTTCCGCCCAAGGTTCCCGCAACAGAGATTGTCCACAAATCGCCCTTCAGCACGGCTCCGCCTGAACCTGACCCGCCAGCGGCTGGAAACGTGTTGCTGCTGGCGTCGAAGTTCCCGCGATCATGAAGCAAACCAACAACCAGGCCATCAGCATAGGCTTTCGTGGCATACACACTGGAAATATCCGGGATGTCAGCAATAACAAGACTGCGAAAACTCGGAGTCGCCGCGCCACCGCTCGACGGTCCTGCGAAAATCTGATTGGCCGATTGATTGGCCAGCGTTGCGGCCAGAGTTCCGCTGGTTGTCACTGGCGAACCTGATATTGTGAAGATGTTGGGCAAACTCAACCCAACGCTGGTTACGGTTCCAGAGCCGCCTGAGCCAGACACTTCCCAGCTATCGCCGTCATACCACAAGACGCCATTGTCGGCTTTGTTGCGAACCTGCCAGCCAAACTTCGGAGTAATGTATTTCCAGCCGCCGCGCTCAAACAAGGCCAATTGATTGTCGTAGGCTTCATCCAGCGCAGCCCAGGCTGAGCCAGCCGGAACGATGTAAACGTCTTTTTCGTTCGGCGATGACGGCTTTGTTGTCACGCTGGCCGACACGATTACCAGCGACGGCGTGTCGCCCATTGCGTTCAAAATAGCTTCAGGCGTTGAGAGATCAATATCGTCCGGCACATCGGCCTGTGTGATCGTGGCGAGGCCAGCGGCGACAACCGCGTCCGCGATTGTGGCTTCTAGTACGTAGTTGCCGACGTTATAGACCGTTCCGCCGACGACCCCTAATTTTGTTACTGCTATTGCCTTTGCCATTGGTCAAGCTCCGAAAAACGCGGGTTGTTTGGTTAGTGGGCGCGCGCCCGGCGCAGCACAGGTGCGAGTGAGATTGGCACGAGCCGCAGATTATCACAGCCTCAAAAACTTGTGTAGCTGATTCCGTAGAATGCGTTCAACGCGGCCATCTCTGCGTTGCGCTCTGCCGTGGTCAGCACTCGTTTCCAGACTTTGAATTCCAGGATGTGGCCGTGATACCAGTTGGTTTGCGTATTGGCCAAGTCTGCGTCGCTGCTGGCTCCAATTTGATGCTTCGGCGTTCCAGAAACACCTGTTGACCATTTGATTGTCGCTGTGCCGGAGGCTTTCTCCACATTCCCATTCTGGTAAACCTTGTAATTGTTTGTGCCTGATTTTACGACAACATGATGAATAAAACCATCGGTCAACACAGTGCCGCCCGGCGTGTAATTAAAACGGTCTTGAGTGCCAAACGACGTATAGATTGTCCCACCGAACGACATGTGAGAAACCCAGCTACCGCCATCAAATTTTGCGAAGCCGTTCCCGTTTTGCGAACTGGCGGCTTTCACCACGCAGATAAGCTCGGCTTCGCTACCTGTCGGCACAAAAGCATTGCGAGTAACATAATTGTGATCAGCGTTGCCGCCGAACCAGAAGCCGGGCTGTGAATTCAAGACGCCGGTGTCGAACCGTGGCCGGTCGCCTGAAGTTGGCGCGGACAGGTCATTGCCCGCCGAACTGAAGTCTTTCAGCGTGGTGATTCGGTCAGAATTTGAATAACCCGTCTCAAGGCGCGCGGCCAGGTGCAGGATCAAGTCCGGGTCTAAAGCCGTTCCCAAAAATGGATTCGTCAAGAAAGTCGTGGCCATAACTCCCAATTCCCTGCCCACTTATGGGCGTGTGCCTATGAGCGCAATTTTCAGCCCTTTCGCGCCGGTTCCGGCTGTGTCCACGTCAACTGTGAATTCGTCGTCGTCTGAAACCGCCAGCGGTGAACCTGAATTGATTGTCGGCGAAGCCGCCGCCGTCAGGCTCGTTTTCTCATTGGCGTCAATCTGAAGTTTCTGCGCGGAACTAAAAACCGAAGTTCCGCCCTTGTTCACGTCAATCTGCGGATCGCCAGACGTTGATGCTGTTGAAAGACTGCCGCGAACCGCTGTCAGCGTGAACGCATGCGGCGCGCGAAACGTCACTTTACTTGTGCCGGTTGTTATGGCCGTTGCCTCATCACTTACAGCCACAACCAACACGACGTTTTCCGTCGGGCTTCCGCCAACCTGAGTGAACGCCGAGCCTTGATATTTGTAGAGCTTTCCGGCGTCAGCCTGACTGGTCATCAGCCAGCCCTCTTTCGGCGTGATAAACACCCAGGCTGAATTTGACCGGACGGCGATTTTGCCAGCCTGCCCGCTCCACGCGCCAGTTGGAGACGCGCCGACGTGCCAGCGTTGGCCGTTTGTTGGACTGCCGGGCGGTGTGTTGAGGTCGCGCTGAACCACGTCCAAAAAGATTACTCTGTCCAATAGAGCCATGTTGGAATTCATCCAAGCGTCCCAATTGCTGGCTCCGGCTGTGTCGCTGATTGTGAGTCCAAGATTCTCGCCCGTTGTCGGCATATTTAGCCTCCGTAGATTGATCCGTAAGCCGTCCCGTAACCGCCCGAAGTTCCGCTCGCGCCCGGCTCAGCCGTCGGCACGGTTCCGCCCGGTCGCGCGACTGGCCGCAGTTGAGCCATCCAACTGTTCAGCCCGCCGCGAACCGCAAACACCTGATAAATAAATCCGGTCAGGCTGGCCGTTCCGTCGGCAGTTTGCAGCGTCGTAGTGTGAGTCCAGCTTGTGCCGCTCAGTCCGGCGTATGTGGCCAGAGCCGAGCCGTTGGCGTCGTAAACGACCACTGTGTACGTTGTCCCGTTTTCGGGTCCAACGCTCGCTTCATCCTGTTTGAGAACCGTAACCTGCTGAAGCCTGTCACGATGATTCCAACCGATTGTGATATTTGAGCCAGCCGCCGGGACTGCCGTCGAAGTCGCCGAGCCATTTACGGTCACATTGGCCGGAGGCAGCGGGCGTTCGTATCGCCGATTGGTTGTCAGGTTAATGGCCGTCGCGCTGGCCAGCGGCAGAATCCCGTCAAAAGTTCGGGTCAACAATTTGGCTTTCAACGCCTGAGCCGCCGTGAAGTTTTGCTCCGGCACGGCGTAACCATACGGGAAGAAATATAGCTTCTCCCCTGCCGCGTGTCGCGCGGGAACTGTATCCAAAAGCCCGCGCCAAACGTTGTTCAGTCGGAACGTTCCGTTGCCCAGGTCGCCCACGCTCTCACAGGCGCAGATTTCGCCCGTCGCCCAACGAAATAGATTGAAGCCCTGCCGAAGTTCCGTTGTCGTGTACGGCGCAATGTCCGTCAGGCTCGAAAGATTCGTCACCACAAGGCCAGCGGCGTCAACGGCAGGCGTGTTGCGGGGATACTCGGCCATAACCGTAGCCGCCGGGCAGAAATCAACCAGCGAATCGCGCTCGCTGTAATTCGTGCCGCCATCTTCGCTCAGATAAAAATCGTAATTTTCCTGACTTCCGTTGGGTTGCGCCGCGTAGCCCTGAATTTTCACGTTCGCGCCGCTCAGGAAATACGGTTGTTCTTCGACCACGCTGTTTGTCGCCGTAGCCGCTCCGCCGATCAAGCCGCCGGGCGCGCCGCCCGGCAACGAGAAGTTGGCCGACGTGAAGGCAAACACATCCAAGACAGACTCAATTTCAATCGAATCATTGCCCAACGCGCCGTCTTTGATTCGGATTGCACGGTAGATTCTTTCCGGCGTTCCACGTGAAACGCGGCTGAGCTTGAAGGCATCGCCGACGCGGAGCTTGTGAGCCTGTCGGTTGGCGACAACGACGGCGCGCGGCAGGTTCAGGGCGATCTGGATTTGAACGTTCAGCGCGAGGCGCGCGGCCAGCGTCGCGTTGGCGCATCCCCACTGCGCGGACTCGGTTGTCACGCCGTAACCCAGATTGTACCGCCCGGCGAGGTCTTTGGCGTCGGCTGTGCGCTCCTTCCAAGTTGCCTTGTCAACGTATTTGACCAGCACTTGGTTGGCGGTTTCCAGCGGAGCCGGGATGTCCAGCGAAACGTATTCCAAGACGTTCGATTCGTTCAAAACCAGAAGTTGAGCCGGATCGTAGTCCGCTCGAATGAGCTTCAAAGTCCACAGGCCGGTTGTCGGTTCGACGTAAAGAGCACAATCCGCGAGTCGTTCCAAATCCGCCACAAAATCACGAATTCGGCGCGCGCTTTCAACCGCCACGCTCACGCCCATGCCTTCGGTGAAAAACGTGGCTTGCGCCGCCGTGAAGCTGGCCAAATCAATCCTGGTAGCAGGTTCCGACATTCCCCAATCTGTGTTTGTGAGAATTTCCCAGAGGAAGTTGGCTACGTTGTAATCGCCGTCGTTTACCACGGCTTTAGCCGGGTCGCCGAAAGGCGTCGGGCAACATTGCAAAACAAAACCCATCGGCGGGACTGTTGTGCCAGTAGAAAAATAACCTGACGAACTTGTCGGCGTCACAACCGGGATGATTCCGCCGCCGCCGACTTGCTGACCAATCTTGCCTGCCGAAGGTCCGCGCTGAACCAACAGCACCTGTCCGTTGTAAGTCGGACTGACCTGCCCGGCCATAACCGTAGATTCCCAATAACTGTTTGCGGTGTGCGCCCAGGTATCGCCATAGAAATCCAGAATCGCCGCGTAACCGCCGCCCTTTTCGTCGCCGCCGTGGAGCATCGGCTTGTCAATCGTCACGGTTCCATTGGTGATTGAGCCTGTCCAAACCGAGTATTTGTCTACGAAAATTTCCTTCAGCGTGACTGGCCATCCGGCGTCAGCCAAGCCAAGCATCAATCCGACGTGGTAACGGTAGCCGGTCGTAATTTTCTTTTTGGTGATGCCGAACGTTACCGGGTTTGGAACAGATTTCTTGATTGGTTCGGTCTTGAAATCTCCGGCGTCGAGCGTGTTGTAGCCTTCCTGCAACACAGTCCCACGAATCAGGCTGATTACGCGGGTTTCGTCAACCGTCGGAAATTGAAAATCGCCGAGGGTGGCGGGCTTTCTGGCGTCGAGCTTCGGCTTGGGCATCAGCAATTGCAACGCCACAGTCGCCGCCAAAACAATCAAAGCTATGAGCCAAAATGCCATCTTTCTACCTGCTACCTGCTACCGGATACCTGTGGAGTTTGGGTTGTGTTCGGGAATTCGCGGTGCGCCGCCGAACGCGCGCCCGCTGTCTGTGTGGGCTGAAAATTTTGAACTTTTGCACGTGTCCCAGCTTTGATTGCAGCCCGCGTAGAAATCCAGCGTCAGCCCTTGTACGCTGGTCAAAAACGGAGCCAGTAAAGTGACGGTGTCGCCGACGTGCGAAAGAATCATCGAACGATACCCGTCCGGGCGTTGGACAAAACCAAATTGAAACCAGCCGTCGGGCTTCGTGGCCAACGCCGCCGATGTCAGGGTTGATCCAGTATGCGTCGCAATCAGCGCGGTCAATTTGTAAGGCGCGCGCGGCACAGGGCAACCGTGGCCGCCGTTCAGTTCGCCGTCGTAGAGGTGAAATCGGCATGTGTGTTGCCACGTGGCGCGCGGCGAAGCTTTTTCCATCAAACCGGATAGGTTATTGACCACGACTTCGGCGGTTTCGTGGCCGAACTTCACGCCGCCCATGTAGCCCTGATAGAAACCCTTCACTTCGGCGTCGCCTTGATGCTGTCGGTAGTAACTGACGTAAATTCGTTGATGCGGCGGCTGAATCTTGAAAGCTTCGATCACGGGAAGGTTCAAGGGAGCCTGAAGGCGCACGGCCTGGTCTTCGTTGTTGCCTGACAAACTCCGGTCGTCGCGGTGCAAAAACAATGGCTCGTAGACTTCGCCCAAATAGGCGATGGCCACGTCTGTTGAGTTGTAGAGCCATTGCGCTCCGCCGCTGATGGCGAATTTCAAAAACTCAATCGGTGCGCCGTCGCGCGCGCTGGCTTCTTTTGCGTCGTAGGCCATTGTTTATTGATCTATTGCAGCGATTCAAAAACGAAAAGAGTATTCTGGCTGGAATCTTTAGCCGAGCCGACAAAGAACAAATCGCCAGCCGGATCGAACTTCTCGGCTTCCTCGAAAACTAGATAATGCCGGTCTGAGGTCGGTTTATCAGGGTCAACCAAAAACGAGATTTCCAAACCTTTGTCCCAGTTTACGCAAAGCGGAGTTGCGCCGTCGGGCAGGTTGAAGATTTTTGCAGAATTGGCGTTCATTCCCAGAGTCCAAATCGTCAGCATTCAAGTCACCTCTCAGGTTCGTTCGAGTTCGGTCAATTCCAGACGGCAAAAGATGGCGTCTGAGCGTTTCCACTCCCATTTTACTTCATCGGCCATATAAGCCAACCGCAAATAACTCACGCGGTCAATTTCGGCCAGCGTCAGAGTCACACCCAAGCCGGAGTCGAAAGTCAGCGTCGAAGTGCCGTTGCCGTTGTCCACTTTGTTTGTGATTCGCCGCCGGTAAGTTGTCCCGCCGGTTGTCACAATCTCCACGTCTTTGCGGTTCTCAACCGCCGACATAAGCGTGGCATCGCCGTAGCTGGTCACAATCAGGCTGGTGTCATTGGGCATATTCGCCGTGGGGAAAAGGTCTTTCCGCCAAGTCGAATACCACGCCAGCCCTGCCCGTCCTTTCTGCTGCCAGAGCCAGCCGAAGAAGGCTTTCAGGTTTGCCCTCCCAAGAATCAGATGGCCGCTCTGGAACCGTTCTTTCGCGCCGGGCGTCGGCGCGTCAACCAACCGCAAGCCCGTGGCATTATCGTTTATCACCAATACTCGCTCGCTAACGCGCTGCGGGCGCGCGCCTGAGAGTGACTGCGGCTTCTGAGTCCAAACCGGGTAAGTCCGGTATGTCGGCGCGCTCCACGTTCCCACGCGCGTTGTTGTCGGCGTCGGCGTGTGAAGCTCCCAAAGAATTTGCCCTTCGATAATTTCGCCATTCAGTTCTTCCAAAGTCTGGGAGTCCAACGCGGCGGCCAACCTGCCGGGCGCAATCACGGTTCGGTTGGCTGGCCATGCCGCCTGCGTTGAAGTGGTGAAGGTGATGAGCGTATCGGTCACGCTCAGGATGTTAAGCGTTTCGACCGTCAAAGGGTCAGTCGTCAAAACGACGTACCCGCCCGGCTCGTAATCGCGCCCCACGGTGTCAATCGCCACACTGGTAACGCCCGAATTGAGAGTCGCCGGGAGCCGCACAGCGTCCGGCCAAATCGGGACAACGAATTCCCTGCCCTGCATCGCCCGCGTCACAACGTTGAACCGCGCCTGACTCCGAGCGTTGGTTTCGTGGCTCTTGCTGAAGGCTGTAACAAACGTCTGCGAGAACCGGCGGCGCGGATGATGGCGATGGCGCACAGCCTGTTGAGTGCCGTTCTCGCTGTCCAAGGTGGTTGTCAGGAACTGAACGCTTTCCTCTGGGTCGCGCGTCCAGTTATGAGGCCACGCAAAAGCCACAGCCCGAACGCCTGTCACCAGTAAAAGGCTGGTTCGGCTCTCTCCAGCTACGACCACCTGAAAAGTGCCATTTACGGTCGCGGCTCCCACAGCCAGAGCCAAAATATCAACCGGGCGATATTCAAGGCGCTGCCACACGCGCGGTACGGCGTCGTCCCAGATTATGTCATCGGGCAGGTTGATTTTGTTGACGCTTTGGACGGTCACGCCCGGATAGATCAGGTAAGCGTTCCAGACCGGCGCGCGCGTAGCCTGACGCCCGGTGATGGCTCCCAAATCAAGCGTGTTGTCGGGGTCGAACCAAATCCGATTGTAGAATTCTTGATCGTAGTAACCCTGGAAAATACTCTGCCGAACGGGACCGCCGCCGCCCGCTCCTGTCTGACTGACCACAGCCACAACGGGACCGGCGTCCACCCAGGTCAAGCCCGGCGGGTATTGGTCGCGGCCAGTTTTGAAGCCCTGAACCAGCGGCGCAAGGCCAGCGGGCGGGTTGGCCATCAACGGGCTGTCGAGTCGAATATCGGCCATAGGTCAAACGTCAGAACTTAGAATTCTTTGATGGCGAAGCCGTGAAAATAAGTGTCCGTATCGAAAGACGCGCCGTAACTCCCGGCGGCATCTTTCTTCCACATCGGGAAGCATCGGTAATTGTCAGAGCCGAGTTGGATCAAAGTTCCGGGCGTGATTTGTTTGATGTTTACCCAGAACACGTTAGGCAGCTTGCCAATCGGCGCGAAGGTGGTTGTCGCTCCCCAGGTTGCGCCCTGCCAAGACATATAAACCAGTTCCGGCCAGAGAGTCGGCCTCGAATTCCAACTCTGCGGATTGTTGTTGAAAAGCGAACGGATGAAGTGCATTTCCCCGATGACGCGCGGAACTGAGCCTTCCCCGCTGGCCGAAATCCAGCCGGTGAAGCCATTGACAGCCGTCACGTTGACGAAACCCGGCGGCGTATTCCAGCCGGACTGAGACACGCCAATCAAGTCATCGTTGGCCTGCCCGACTCCACTGTTTATTTGTTCATCGTGCATGCCGGTGAAGAAAATTCCGCCGCTCCAACTGCCTAACTTTTGCAGATTGCCAAACAGCATGTGTGACCAAACGCCAGCCGTTCCTTCGACCGCCAGATAAACCACGTCGTAGGCCGGTGAAGTGGAGTTGTAAACGTAAAGGTAATACTGACAACTTCCACTGGTCAGCGAATCAATCATCGCCACGCGCTCATTGCCGCTCGGCGACGGGCGTCCGGGCTGGGAACGCCAACCCGACGCGCCGTTGTAGCCCGTGGACGTGTACATCGCCAGATCGTTGGCGCGCGTCGCCGCCGCAAAGCTCTCATTGATGAACGAACGGAAATGCACGAAGCATCCATTGCGGTTCATGTGCAGACGTTTCCCGGTTCCGTCTGTGCTGACAGAATTCAAAGTCCAACCGTTGGCGGCCAAAAAAGTGTTAATCGTGTCGAGAAGGTTTGTCGAACTGGTAATTGTCCCTGATTGTACGGCCATCGTTCACGCCTCCTGCAAAGCCCAAAAGTCTTTCCCTGTTACCCGGAAAACATTCTGGAAAACCCGATAGGTATTGGTTCCGTCGTTCAACTGGCTTTCGCTGCTGTTGCCGACTCCCTGCACGAAGAAACAGCCGTCGAGGTTGCCGTAACTGGTCAATGGATTGTCGTCCAAAACCACAATCGGGCGCGGAATAAAGCTTCCGTCTGGCGTCGCCAGCATTTGCAAAACGCCCGGCTTGTTGACTCCGTTGTTAGCTTCGCAGTAAGGGTACGTTCCCCGCCCGGCCAAGTCCGTTCCGGTGAACGTCAGCTTTCGCCAGTTACCGGCAGCGTTGCGAACCAGCAATGAGCCGTTCCCAGATGTATCATACGGAATAACAAACATCGCGTTCTTGGAAGTAACATCCGAGAAACGCACAGGCGGGTTTTCGTAAGTTGTGCCGCCGACAACCAGCGGGTCCGGCCATTCGCTGGGTAATCCGTAGGGCTGCAAAAAGCCCAAGTAGCAGGCCGTGTAAACCGTTCCCAGCTTGCAAACCAGTACAATGCGTCGGTTGGTACACGCGCACCAATAAGTAATGCTTTGGTTCCACAATGGAATTGCCGGTAGGCTCGCGCCTGAGATTGCGCCGGGCAGAGTGTCAAACGTCAAGCCAGTTCCGAGCGCGGTGTAGCCCTGAAGCCTCCACCAATAATTGTCGCCGGGAACGTCCGCGCCAGCCTTGATGCCGACATAGCAACGGTCAACAAACCCTCTGTCTTCCCACTTCGTTGCGTCGGTTCCCGGCGTAATGTTTGTGTTATTCGCCAACGCCTTCCAGAGCTTCCCGCCGTAGATCACTTCGTTATTAGTAACGTAGCTTGCGGCGTTCGACCAGTTATCCGGGTTACTGAGAAGGTATTTCTCCGTTGAAGTACTTATCCCAGCGTCAACTGCCCAGCCGTTCGCGGTAACGAACGTAATAACATCGGCCAATAAGTCAAGGTAGTCTGTTGAAGTTCCAGTTTGAAAAGCCATAACAAAGCCTCAGCTTGAGAGAGTGGCGTTTACGCGCGTTCGCTCGCTGCCAATCACTTCCAAAATATCGCGCACAACCGAACGGTCTTTCAACGCCCGGCGCGTCATCTCAACCGGCGAAAGCTGAATCGTCTGATTCAACGCCACGTTGGTATCTCCGCCCGCCACGTTCGGCGAAACGTTCAGGATCGAATTTCCGGCGGCAGAAACCGCGCCGCCTTCGGCAAAGCCGCCGCCGAACTTCACTCGGCCTTTTGCCGCCCGGATTCTGTCGAGAAAGCCGACTCCCAGGTTGCGCGTTGTTTCAGCGTCCAAAACGTACTCAGTGTTGGACACGCGCGCCACGCGGTTGGCCGCCGGGAAGTAGGCCAAAATCTTATCAGCGCGCCCGCCGCCGGGACCGCGCAAAAGCCCGCTTGGGTCGTATTGCACTTCCCCGCCGGATGCGTACCGGCGTGGCCTGACCGCGCCGCCGTCTGCCAATCCCGCCACGGCTCCGCCTTTGGCGGCTCCCGCCGGGACAGCCGCGCCCGCGCCGCCGCCGAACAACGCCAGAACCAATTTCAGCACAATCGCCTGAATCACGGCCTGTTGCAACGCCTGAATGAAGCTGCCCAAAGCGTCCAATGCCGCGTCTTTGAAGCTTTTTGCGCCGCTGGCAATATCTGTGAAGAAGCCTGTCAGACTGTTGATGGCTCCCTGCTGAGCCACGTCGCGCAATGTTGTGCCGAAGCTCTGAGTCTGATTGTTCGACTCCTTTACGCGATTCTCAAGCTCTTTGAATTGCTCGTTCAGGGGCAATCCCTTTTCGGCGAAGATCAACCGCAGCAATTCCAACTGCCGTTCCAATTGTCGGTTTGTGGCTTCAATGACAGACTTGCGCGCCTGGTCTTTTTCCAAACTGGTCAACGTGCCGGAACGGTTGATGGCGTCAATCTGCCGCTGGCGTTCGGCGAAAATCTGGTCAACGTTGCCGATGCCCGGCGAAAGCTGCTGGCCGAGACTTAGAGCCGTTTCGTTCTTTTTGCGGTTCTGCAAATCCTGAATTGTCTTTTCGATTTCAGGGTTGCGCGCGCCCTGAGATTGCAGAATTTGCAATCGCTCAATCACGGCGTCAATTTGCTCCTGATAGAGCCGCATCACTTCCCGGCGTTGCTTGGTCACTTCATCGTCAGTCGCGCCGACGGCTTCTAGCTTACGCTGCTGTTCATCCAACGCCAGCGAGCGAGCGCGGTCAATCTCTGTCAGGTCGCGTTGAGCCTGACCGAAGTCTACGTTCAGCAAACTCTGCCGCCGGATTTCCTCTGTCTGCTGAATGGCCACGCGCAAGCGTTCCTGCTGCGCTGACAACGCCTCGGCGTCAGCCGTTCGGCCATCGGCCTGAGCTTTTTCAACAGCGGTCGTCACAGCGGCAAATTCCAGGTTCAGCGACTTCAGTTGCCGGTCAGATTCCGCGCCCACTGTCAGGCGCGCGGCTGCTGATTGTTTATCCGTAATTTCCAGGAACCGGACTTCAATTTCGCGCAGCTTTTCGGCCTCATCTTCCAAAGCTTTTTGCAGATCACGGCTGGCCTGAATGCCCACGTCAGCCCGGCGGCGCTGAGCCAAAGTGATGGCTTCTTCAGCCCGGACAATCTCCGCCCGAACACGGTCTTCTTCACCGGCCAGCCGTTGCTGGTCGGCCTTGTTTTTTGTCTGGCTCTGCGCCTGTTGAATCCTGAGCAATTCGCCGTTGGCTCTTTCAGCCGCCGTCCGAGCCGCGCGCAGATCAAGCTCGGCTGAGGCTTCCTCAAGCTGGCGTTTGCGTTCCAGGAATTCCCGAACGCCTTTCAACTGACGGTCAAACGCGGATTGGTTGGCCGCTTGGAGCCGTTGGTTCGTGTTTTGCTGAAGCGCAATCTCACGCTCGAATTGAGCGCGAAACAAGTCGTCGCGCGATTTGATGTCGGCAAGCGCATCGCGGGCAATAGTTGAGCGTCCGCCGCCACCCGTGGCTTTCTTCGGCGCAACTTTCTCGTTCAACGCCGTCTGAATTTTCTCGAAATCCTGTAGGTTTTTGACCTGATTGGCGAGCGGGTCGTTGCTGTCTTTCAGCGCCTTGTTGAACTCGCCCAAAGCTCCGCTGACGCCCGAACCGGCCTTCAATGCCTGTCCGGTGATTTGATTCACCCGCTCTGTGACCTGCTTACGCAATTCAGTCGCGTCGCCGGTGGAAAACAGAATTTCCAGCGCGCGCTGAGCGTCTTGCGCGCGTTTCTCCATGGCCGACAAAGCCGCCGACACATTGTCGGCTCCGGCGGCTGTCCCGCTGCTGGCCGCGCGCGCCGCTTCAAGGGCTTTTTTCAGCGAGCCGAATTGTTCTGCCGAAAGGCCGGTGACTGACGCCTGTTTCAAGAATTGATCTTCGGTCAGGCCGAGCAACGGCAACAGAGCTTTGATCTTTTGAACGTTCTCAGCCTGTTTTTTGTTGAGTTCGTCTAACGCTGCGCCGTCTGTTATCCGAGCCTGAGACAGTCGCTTTTGGTCTTCAATCAACTGCTGGAATTGGACAATGCCACGGTCACGGCCAAACGTCGTGTTCTGAATTGTCTGTTGTCCGGCCTCCGCCCCAGAGCGGATGACTTCCCGGCGCAACGCCAGTTCTTCATTCAGCTTTTTGATTCGCTCTGCGGCCTGGTCAATCTCTTTCTGGCGCGCCGCCACCGCCGCCACAAGAATGGTTTGCTGAGCCTGAGCCAAGCTTTGCTGCGTAGCGAGGTTTTCCTGTAGCGACGCCTTCAGTTCGTCAACTTTTGATTTCTGGTCGCCCAGCGCGTTGATGACCGCCTGTTGCTGCGGGTTAAGTGCGCTTAAAGCCCGCGCGAATCTTTCCTGTTCGGCGTTCAGGTTCGATTGCGCGCCGGTCAAGCCTTCGGCCTCCTTCACCTGAGACTGAAGGTTTTTGACCTGAGTTAATTGGCCGGTCAAGTCGCCGAGCTTCAGGTTGTCAGCCTGTTCGATGACTTTCTTCTGTGAGTCATTGAACGCCAGATACGCCACGCCAGCCGCCAACGCAGCGGCGGCCAGAATTGCCCAGCCCGCCGGAGTGGTAAACAAAAACGTCGCGGTCGCGGCCAACGCCGTGCGAACGGCGGCCAGCGAACCGGCAAACAAGCCCATGCCCGTTGCGGCTCCGGCTGCTGCTGTCCCTGTCGCGGTTGTCGCGGCGGCAAGCTGAAGGCTTTTTGTGACTTGAAAAACTTGGAAGGTCTGAACAAACCCGCCGAACAATCCCAGAGCCGGTCCCACCCCGGCGGCCAGCAACGCCAGCGAGATTGTCAGTGCTTTGATTGGTCCCGGCAATTTGTCGAAACCGGCGGCCAGCGTTTCCACAACCGGCACGGCGGCCTGAATCGCCGGGATGATGGCGTTGATCAACACCAAGCCCAATGGTCTGACGGCAACCTGAAGCCGGTCTTGGCTCTTTTCCAGTTGAACGCTGAGGCTTTCCGTGGCGTTCTTGAGCTTCGGATTATTCTCTCCGGCTTTCGCCAGTTCATCGAAGAATCGTTCAGCCGTCGTGATGCCCAGCCGAGCCGCGCTCGAACGAATGGCTTCAGAGCTAACGGCATTGTCCACGCCGAAAACCTGTTTGATAAGCTCACCCGCAATTGGGTTTCGATTGACCACTTGCTTCAAGTCGGCTTTTTCAAAACCTTGATCCACCAATTGCCGCAGGTTGTTGGCGAATTCCTGCGGGTCGCCAATTGATTTGATCGAATTCAGCCTGCCGACTGTCACCAAAAATCGGTCAACAATTCCCTCGCTGACGTTGGCCAGTTTCAGTTGCGAATCCAACGCCGTGGCAATGTCCGTTGTCAGGCCGGGCGTCTTCTGCGTCAGAGTAAACAAAGCCTGGAATCGGCCTTCGGCGGCTGAAGCCGAGCCGGTCAGAGCTTTGATGGAGTTCACATTTTCGTCAATCGCAAAGGCCGATTGAGTGCTGACGCGAGCCAACGCGCCGAGCGGTCCGGTCACGAATTGGTTGAACGCGAAACCGGCTTGCCCGATAGACTCCCCGGCTTCGCGTATCTGCGGCGAGGACAGAAGTTCAACAATCCCTTTTCGTTGTCCGGCGCGCGCCTGAGCTTGAGCGAAAGCGTTGGCTGCGAGGCTGGCTTTTTGGTAAGCCGTCGTCGCGCGCAACAAGGCCGCGTCCGTTCTGGTCTGAGCCGCCGCAAACTGGGTTGAACTCCGAGCCGCCGCCGCCTGAGCCGCTGCGTTAGAGTTGGCCGCTTTTACGGCGCGCGCCTGTGCGCTCTGGGTTGCCGCTGACAGATTGTTTTGCGCTGTGGCCTGCTGAGCTTGGGCTGCGGCAATCGCTTTCGCTTGGGCTGCCTGAGCCGTCACCAACCCGGCGTCAGCTTTGGTCGCCGAAGCCTGACTTTTGATGGCCGCAATTCTATTCAGTTCTCGCTGGGATTCGGCCAGACGGTCAGCCGCCGAAGCCGCTTTGAAAAACTCAGCTTCGGTTTTTACCAGCGCGGCAGATACGCGATTTTGAGCCGCGATGAACTGTTGCGACTGAATGGTTGATTTGCTACGAGCCGCTGCTTGCTGATTTATGGCTTCTGTGAGCGCGGCTTCCTGTTGAGTCTGCGCGCGAAGCAGCTTGGCGTCATTGGCAATCTGGGCTGACTGAGATTGCGGCTTGGGCTGTTTGCCTGACAACGACTCAAGGGCGCGCAATTGTTTTTCGAGCGCGGTTAATCGTTCGGCATTCTGCACCGCCACATCAACGCCGACATTTACTGTGTGCTTAAACTCGGCCATAGATTCCCAGATAAAGCGAGAGGCAGGGCGCGCGCCCTGCCTCTGTTACGACTTCGTTATTCGTCGTCGGCGGCTTGTCTGTACGCCCGGATTAGTTCTTTGCGTTGGGCGGGCTTGGCCAACGCCGCGCTGATGGCGTAAACCGTGTCTTCAAGCAAGTCCGCCCGGTTAATTGCCCGTTGTCTGGCCTGTCGCTCGGTGAAGGCGACGGCGAACCGTTCCACCTGTTCAAGCGTGTAGCCGCGAATCCCGTTGTCAGGTTCGTTTTCGCCCGGCCAGTAATGTCCGGCGTCAACCAGGCAGTCAATCAGTTCAAACCAGTCGGCTACGCTTCTTGGTTTTGCGTTTGGGCTGTTGCCGCCAGCCTTTTGGCCATGCTCCGACTTTTTGAAAAAAAACCGACGTTGAGCTTGTACAGCCCCAACGCCAATTCCTCGAAGTCGTCAATGTCCAGATTGTCAATCTTGTCTTTGTCCCACGACAAAGTAGCCTGCAGAAGCGAGGCTAGTTGTTCGGCGTTGTTGGCGACAATCTGATGAACCAAGTCTTCATCCGGCAAATTGAATTGCTCAAAAGTTGTCACCGTAACGCTTATCAAACTCAGGTCTGCCGTCATGTAGCGCAGCATGCCGACTGTCCATTTCCTGAGTTTTACTTCCTCGCCGGTGGAGAGAGTAACAACGCCGGGCTGCGGAAGAAGCACTTCCAGCCCGGCGTTTTTGATCGGTGTATTAGCGAGTCCCGCGTTACTCTCCACCTGACCATTCAATTTCAATTCTGATTCTGTGATTGGTTTGGCCGGGTCAAGCCCGGCGGCTTTCATCGCTTCTTCGCGGCGCGCGTCCAGCGTGTCCCAAACGCGCAAGGCGTCTGAATCAAGAGTTGGGATTTGTCGAGCGGCGGCTTCTTCCGCCGTAATAATTTCTGCCATTGTGATTGCTCCTTCCAGTGGTTACGCGGGTTTGTTGTGAGACGCGCGCCCGAACTCAGACAGCCGGGCGCGCGTTGATTATTGATTACTGAGATTACGTCAGGTCGTCGTAGACAAGCTCGCCATACTGCGACGTGGTTGAAGTCGTGGCGCGAGTGGTGTCAATGTTGAACGAGCCGTTCAACGCAATTTCGGCCACAGCGTCAGCTTGGATAAACGGGATGGTTTCGCCGGGCAAAACCGAGCATTTGTACAGCTTCAATCGGCAACGAGCAAAGCCGCCCGAAGCGTTCTTGCGCGCCGTGTTTTTGCCCAAAAACAGAAACTCCTTGTCGGCAATGGCCGTGTTTTGAATCAGATTGGTCTTGGACGCCGCGTAGCTGTACGCGGCTTTGAATGGCTGCGTATAGCCGGTGATGTCCGAGAAAATGACCAGCCCGTACCCGTCGTGGCTGTATTTTGTCGTCGGCACAGTGGCCGGGCTTCCCGCGCTGTCTGTGATGACCAGCGACGTGATGACGCCGTTTTTTGCCAGCACGTTGTAACCGCCGACCGTGACCGGATTGGTGAATGCCTCGTTTGTGACCGTGCCGCTGTTTACGTCAACGGCTGTGCCGGACAAAAGTAACGCCGCGACTTCGGGCGCAATGTTGCGGACGTTGATAGCGAACGTGGTGTCAAGCTCCTGCACGAGCGTCAGCGCGTTTCCGCGATTGCCCGTGTAGTTTTCCTTGACCTTCAATTCAGTCGGGTTTTGGCCGAATTCAAAGCTCGGCACATCGCCGAACCATTTGTATTCTCCCGATGAACCGGCGTCACGATACAAAAGCAATCCCTGGCCTTTGAAATAATCGAACAAAGCTCCTACTGGCATAACAAAACTCCTACGACGTTTCCGTTACCGGAATGTCCAACGTGAACACTCGGATAAAGGCAATCGCCGTTCTGAAATCCCCTTCAGCGGCCAGCACAAGCTGCAATCCGCCGTGGGTTTGGTCAATGAACTGAGCCTGAGCTTCGGCCAGGCCGAGACGCGGGTTTGCGTTGAAAAGCTGGCGCACGGTTTCCGCCGTGTTTCTGACGTTTGTCAGGCCGCCGTTGAAATCGTAGAAATACTCAAGAGTCAGCCGGTAAACAACCCGACGCGGTAACGGCGCGTGATTGCCGCCGTAGCCCGTGGTCATCGGCTGATTGGTTTGTGTCCAGCCAGATTCGCGGATGATCCAGGCGTTGACTCGGCCAATCAAATCCACGCTACCGGGAGCCTGAATTGAATCCAGCGAGGTTGAGCGCAACACGTCAGGGTTTTCCCCGTTGTCAAAACTGATAACTTCTTCGGGGTTTAGGACTTTGAACTTTCGGCTTGGAACGCTTTCGAGCAAAGTCTTTGTCGCGCCAATCAGGTCAATCAACGTGGGTTCGGCCATCAGACTTCTCCGCTGGCAAATGACTCCATCCGCCGATTGATGGCCTCAGCAATTGCCGGACTTGCGGCTTCGAGTCCGCGCGCAAACTGTCGCCGGGCTGTCATTCCGGCCACTCGGCCATAACGCCACGAAGCCGGACGGTCTGTTACGCCGCTGGCCGCTCCGCGTCGGCCTGTGCCGTATTCACCGAAGGCATCGTAGGACGCGCCGCTCACAGCCTGAATTCGCCCGCCGTTCCGTCGCTGAATCGCTGTGGCAATGTAGTTCCGAACGCTGAAGCCGGTGCGATACCAGCGGTCGCGCAAGCTCTGAGTGACGAATGCCGCCAGCACGTCGCGCCCCGTTGTCAGCGACGCCGACAACGCAGCGTCGAACCGCCGCCGGAGCGTCAAGAGGGCGTTTGGAATTGTGACGGTGATGTTCATTGTTCAGCTTCAGTGAAATCAACATAAAACACTTTGCCGGGCTGAAACTGGTCAGACGCTGGCGGGTTGTCAACCGTCATTTCGATGGTTCCCGAAGGCGTATATTTCGCAAACCATTTGTCTTCTGGCACCCCCTCTTTATTCGCCACAGCCCGCAAATTGACCTTTTTGCTATCACCAGTAAAAAGGACTACTGATTCAACAATAAACTTTGCTCGTACAGACATCGCAATCTCCTATTTCCCTGTTGGTTGAAGCTCGATAACCCATTCTTTCGTAGCTTCTTCAGGTTCAAATTTATCAGTCGCCTTGTACAATCGCCCATTTATTTTGAAGGCGTCGCTGCGGCGAATGGTCTGGCTCAAATTGGCCGCCTGGCCAATGTCATAAATCGTCAACCGCGTGAATCGCTTGCCGTCGGCGCGCGCCCTCTGGTCTACGATTTCCCAGTCAAAGCCGTTGGTAAGAGTGGCCAGCGTCACACCCGCGCCAATCAATTCCAGCGCGGAGCTTTCTGGCTTGAACAAATCGCGTTCAATGTCCGCGACCCCGGCCAAAATTTCTGTCAAATCAAACGGCATAAATTACCAAACTGCCGTCGCGCTGACCGCGCTGCTGGCCTTCCCTGTGGCTCCGCTTCCGCGTTGCGCTCGCCACAATGCGGCGATGGCGTCAAGAGTTTCCTGGCTCAGCATCGGCAGCCCAAGCATTCGGCGAAACTTCATCGAGAGGTCAAGCTTGTCGCGCGTGTTGTCGTAATCAACGGCTCGCTTTCCGCCGTCGAGCTTTGTTGTGCCATCCTGAAATTTGTCGTACCACGTTTTCAGGTAATACCGCGTCATCCGGTTTTGTTCGGCGGGTAGGCCGGTCAACAGCGTTTGCGTTTCGGCGTAGCTCTGGTCAATCAAGATTTCAATGGCCTGAGCGATTTCCGCGTCGGTGATGGCCGACGCGCTCAGGTTTGCAATGTCAGCCTGTTTCACGATTGGCCTCCGGCGTCGTTTGTTTCAGGCGTCACCATCTGTCGAAGCCGTGCTTGCATCAAACTCAGAAGTTTTTCTTTCACGCCTTTAAGCTTCACCAGTTCTTCGGCGGGCGTAGCCAACAGGTCTTCAAATTTGCTTATCCCGGCTTCGGCCAGCGCGTAGGCTCCGGGAAAGTTCGACGGAATATCGCCCGTCAGAGATTTGATTCTCAGCAATTCATCGTCTGTGACCGGCTCGGAGTCTTCACCATTGGTTTCAGTCGCAGTCGCCATTGGGCGCGCGCCTGAGCCTGTCTCTAGCTCGGCCAAAACAACCGGATGGCCGTTGGCAATAATCCCGTCTGCCACTTCCGGCCAGACGTTCCATTCGCCCGGCGCGTAAGCCACGCCGGAGAAAACAAATCGCCCGCTGATTGTGAGTTTGACTTTATCTGACATTGTGCGGATTCAGGGTAAGAGTATCAGGCGCGCCGTCCAGGTTCGCTCAACGAAAACGGCGCGCCCGATGCTTTTCAGGGTCGGACTGCTTAGACCATTTCTGTGGTCAAAATCACGATTCGCTCAGGAGCTTCGATTACCGGCAACAGGTTGGTTACGCCCTGCCCGGCCAGCATCCACGGTTGGCCTTCTGGCGTGAACAATCGCGCCCAACGTCCCGGCGCGCCGCCGCCTTCTACGGTGGGAGCGATGTGCGTATAGCCCAGAGTGTTTTGCGGAACCGGCTCAGTTGAGCCGACGCCCACTTGGAAGCGATTGGCGATGAAATTGCCGATGCCGACAATGACGCCCCGTGGCAAGAACGGAATTTTAGTGGTGTTGCCCGGATTGGCCAAATCCCAAATTTCGCCTTCATCGCCGTAAGTGATAAACGCGGCGCGGTCGCGGGCGTCTGTGGACAACTGCGTGTTGCCCTGACGACTGACGATTCTGCGAATCGAAAACGCTCCGGTGTCGCTGGCTTCGGAGATAATCTCGATGTTGTTGGCGTCGTTGGCGATCACCATTTCCTTTGTGTCCGGGTGCATCAGCCAAGCCCGGACTTCGCCGCCGAGTAACCGTCGGCCAGCGCGGAGGTCGGTCCAGAATTTGGACGTTGAACCGCCGTAGCCGTCATTGCCGGTTCGCGCCGTCAGTTTGTTGCCCGCCGGGATTCCGTAATCCACTTCGAGCTTTTTCTTGTTGTATGTCCACGAGATTGCGCCCGTGGTGATGGCCTGCCCGCGCAGCCATTCGGCGGTATCCAAGTGCGCTTGGACGATGACTTTATCGAGGAAGTTCAACGCCGTGCGGATAATTTCCTCATTGGTGTTTCCGCCCGTGGCCTGCAAACGAATAATCATCGCCTGAAGGTCGCGCAATTGTTGTTCATTCAGCCGCACATCGTTGGCGATTTTGGCCGTTTGCTCTTCAAAAGTTGTCGAGCTAACGGCTCCGCCCGGCGGGTAAGGCGCATCCATACCGACAAGTCCGGCCATCGTGGTGCGGATGGTCATGTTGCCGCCGCTGATGTGGTAATCCTGTCGTAGTTGTTCGGGCAGGATCGAATTGAAAATGTAGCGCGAGCCAGGCCGAGCTTGATTGGCCACGACAAACGGCGTGTTGCTTTGCAACAGAACGTTCAAGGCCGCTGTAAGATCGAAAAACATATCGTTTCTCCGTAAGAGTTAAATGCGGGCGCGCGCCCTACGCGGTGGCTTATGCCCGAAAGGTTATTTCGGCGACAGGCCGGTCAATTACGACCGGCTGTCAGCATAAGTGTCAAACTTGAACCAACTTCCGAGTTCAGTCTTGGCGGTCGAGTCAATCGAGCCGCTGACCTGTTCCGGCAACAGGTTTTCAAAAACGTGCGCGCCGGTAAACATGCCATAGCCGCTCATCGCCGCGTTCGGGTCGTCTTGAACCGCGTCGGTCGCCAACAGATATTTGGCTGTCTCAGAAGCCGGACGGTCAACGCGCGGGACAACTTTCCCGGCGTAAGTTCCGCTGGCCACTTCCACCATGATCGTTCCGGCGCGAATCAACTTCGACCCTTGAACGCCGCCGATGTAGGCGATGCTGGCGTTGGCGATGGCGAATTGAAGTTCGTCAACGGTCAACGAGGTCGCGCCTTTGGCCGCCGGAGCGGTCAACACGGCCTGTTTGGTTCCACCCGCAAAAGTCGCCGTCTTCGCGCTGGCGATGGCTTCTGGCAGGGCTTCGACGGTCAACGAGGTCGCACCGGATGCGGCGTCGGCGGTCAATAGAGCGAACAAGCCCGCGCCCGCGCCGAAATCCAGCAGCGTCCCGGACGGGATAGCTCCGCTGAGCGCGTTGACGGTAATGCTGGTCGCGCCCTGGGCGGCGTTTGACGCCACAGTCACGGTCACGGCTGGCAAAACGCCAAAATTCAAAATCTCGCCGATGCCCAGCGCGCCGGACAGTGCGGCCACAGTCAACGAGGTCGCGCCTTTGGCGGCGTTCGCACCGACGGTCACTTTTACCGGGTTGCGTTCGTAAGTTTTGGGAATCAGCGGCCAAGCAATTTGGCGACTGTCCGCGTGTACCGTTGTCCAATCCACGACAAACGCCGGGCGACTGTTATTCTGAGAAGTTCGGATCATAACGTGATGTCCTTTTGGCTCTTACGCCGCCGCCTGCGCTGGTTTTGCAGCCGCAGCGGGATCGAGCGGGTTTGGCCGGGCGTTACGCGCAGCGTTGAATTGCTCGGCGATTTTTTGTGGATCGAACGCGGGTTGCTGTTGCTGATTTGACGGCGCGACAACTGGGAACGTCATCAGCGGAGTCGGCGAAATGACTGGTTGCCCAGCTTGTGGAGAGGGCGTTTGATTTCCGGCCTGAGCGGGTTTGGCCAACGCTTCGGCTACGTACCCAGGCCAGTTTGTTTTTACGTAATCGGCCAGCGCAAATTTGTTTTGTTTGACCACTCCGTTTTCCGTGACGTTGACGAGCATAACGGCCTGCTTGGTCAGCACGTCTTTCCCGGCTGCGTCCTTGACGGTCACGTCTTCGACGGCGACGGAAAGATTTTCACGGCCTGGCATTGCCAACTGGTCATTCAGCACGTCGAAATTGACTTTGGCCGCCTCAGCCACGGCGCGCAGAGCTTCCGATTTTTCAATTTGACTAACACGGGCTTTCAAAGTGCCGTATTCTTCGATTTTCGCTTTGACGGTTTTCACGTCGCCCAATGCAACGTAGGCGTCAAAGGACTTCTTGTCGTCTGCGGAGAGGATAAAAGTTCCAGGTGATTTCAAACGCGAGACTTCGGCTTCTGCCATTTGTGCTCGCTGTTCGGCTTGCTGGGCGCGCGCCTGAGCTTGGTCTTTCTCCGCCCTTAGTGCGTCCCGATTGGCTGCGAGTCCTGAATTCAGGTGTTCGCCGCCGCCTTGGATGGCGTCTTGCTTCAATGCCCACTTCCCATTCTTTTGCTCGTACTCGGCACGTGCAAATTCTGGAATGGCGTCAAAGCTGTCGTAAATTGCTTGGAGTAACATACGCGGGTTGCTGCTTTCTCTCGGCGCAGCCGAGGGTTTGGATTTTGATTTGTGGCTTCAGCGCAGCCTCAGCCGGTTGGGTGGAGCGTGATTGACGGGCGCAGCCCGCCGATGGCGCGGACACTACACCACATCTAGCGGTTTTGGCAAGCGCGAATTACTGACCAACGTTCGGGTCAATGTTGCCGGGCTTGGGATTGCCCTGCCCGGCTGGAAGGCCATTGTTTAGGGCTGTTTGCGCGGCGACTTCGCTTTCGCGCTTAATTTGCTCTTCTTCGGCGTCATTGTCGGGGATGCCCAAGATTGTCCGCGCGCTCTTACGGCTCCGAACTTTCTTTTCAACCTGTGCCAAAACCGAGTTCTGTTCTTCGACGGTCAAATCGCCGACAAAAATCTTTGAATCGAATACCACCTTCAGCGGCAGAAATTTATCAGCCTGCCCAATCAATCCGGCGGCCAACAGCAACGCCACTTCACACAGCCATGCTCCGGCGGCGTCAATTTCTTCCTTGAAGTCAAGGCAGCGCGAAACGAAGTCTGTAAGAGCCTGCTTCCGGCTTTCGCCGCTGGTCGCGGCGTCACCGGTGATGAGCGCGTGAAGCTGGCTGACTTCTTCCAGGATATTTTTGTACGCCAACTCTTTGCCGTCTCTGTGCGTGGTAATCGGCGATGGCTCCTTCCAGTGAACGCCGGGCGTAGCGAAGGTTTCTGCGCCGTCGGAATCCAGGTTGGCCACGCCGACAAAGTTGTTGACGATTCCGGCTCCGCGCAAAATCGGCTTCGGCTTGCGGATTTTTTTCGCGCCGTCCGTTGATTCTTCGCTGTCGAGTTCTACGTTCGTCAAAGCCATCTCTGAGAAGCCCGTCTCAACCATGACGTGATTGGCCATCGTCAACGCCAGATTCAGCGACGCGTTGTTTTGTATAACTTGGTCACTAATCAACGGTTCGCCGGATAATTGAAACGTCGTCAGCCAGCCGTTGAGCTTGAGCGGGCTGCTGAGTTGTTGGATGGCCGTTGAAATGCCGCTGGCGGCTGGCTGAGCCATAGCTACGGCTTCAACCTGACCGGCGGGAAGCGATTCTGTGGGCGTCGCCAATACGCCGACAAACGTGCTGCCTGAATCGTCCACGAAACTGATTTCAATGGCCGATTGGTTCTTCTGTTCGTCTATGACGAATTTGACCAGACTCAATTCTTCAGCCGTCATCCTGTCGCGGTGAACGCGGGCGTCTTTGGCGTCGGGGTAGTCAACCACGACGGCCTGAATTGCTTCGGCCAGCGAGCCGTATTGTCGTTTGAGTTTAGCTTGCGGGATGAAGATTCGCAGATAGCTCCGGCCTCCCCAAAGCCGGGCTTTCGCGGCGCGCTTCATCGCGGCGGCTGCGCCAGCGTCTTTTAGGAAAACTTTCAGCGCGCTTACCGCGTCGGCGATAGCCTGTTGCTGGTCAGTCGTAAACGGTTCGTCAATCAGCGGCGGTTCGGCTGTGGGCTGGTCTACGGGCGGAGTGAAATCTGGTTTTGGAATTTTCTTGCGAGGCTGGCGAGTGTTGATACCGATGTCGGGCGCGCGCCCAAGATTGGCCGAGACTTGTCGAAAGACAATTTCCTTGACGACGTTTTTTGAGCAGAACAGCCGTTGGATTCTGAGCATGACTTCCTGAGTCCCGGCGTCGCCTTTGGCCACAGAGGGACCGATATACCCGATTCCATCTAACCAATGATCGCCGTTGAAGTATTTCCGGTTCCGCTCAAAGAACTTCTGTTCTTCCAGGCTCATGGCCAAAAGCCCATTGGCCTTCTGCCCGTCAATTGTTGTCAGCAATGGATGTGCCATCTGTGTCGCTCCGTCTGTGTGGATTGTCGGGTGGCGCGCCGGTTGTGAAGCGTCCCCCAACACGTCACGGTTGCCTCTGGCCGAGCCGGGCAAAGCCCCGTTGCATCCCTACACTGGAATTGCCCTGACCGGTCAACTCAGCCTTCAGCCCGTCGCGCCGCCCGGCGGCAATCTACCACAGGCCGCGCGACGATGGCAGCGCAAACAAAAAGGCGGCTCACGCGAGCCGCCTGTAAAAGTTTATTCCAGATGTGCGGTCAGGCTGGTCGCCATAACCGGACAAGACGCCGACAGAGTAGGGGATCACGGTTGCGGTGTCAATGCAAACGTGCGGATTGTGGCCAGTTTTCCGAGATTCAGGGTCATTCGCTCGGCCATCACTCCCATCACCGCCGCCAGTTCAGGCTGCGCGTCTGCCACAATCTGAAGCTCGCGCTCAAACTGTTCAAGATCGCCCTCAATTTCCAGCAGCACAGGCGGGATGTCGGCGAGCGACTCGACCGGCGTCAAATCGTCGCCGGAGTAGGGTTTCAATGATTTGCTGTTGTTGACTGACATTTAGTTTCTCCATTTTGCGCCAGGCGCGCGGCCTCACAAACCCGGCCACTGGCCTATAGCGTTTTTTACAGGCGTCACAAGTGACAGACCATTGAACCTGCCAGCCTGTCACTGTTTGAGTCAGGACGGCCAATTTGCCGTCCGTTGTGCCGACCACACGGTCATCGAGTTTCAGGTGCGGAACGCCTGAAAATGACCTGGGCATCGGCGGTTCGCCGGGCTTTTGCCGCCAGCCGTCGAAGTCGGGGCAGTCTGCCTGTCCCGCATTAAATGACTGTACAGGCAATGACTGTCCAACGGATTTGTCTGTACAGTCATCGGGCGAATTGCCTGTACAGTCATTTTTTGTGTCTGTACAGACACGCGAATTTGTCTGTACAGGCAATCCCGGAAGTTCATTGTTTTCAACACGGGGAAGTGAATCGTGTAAATTCTGCCCGGTTTGCGTGTCTGTCACGCCGTTTGAGGCAGGCAGCGTAAAATTCCCCACTGTCTGTCTGCCTGTCAGCCTCGCAACCGGCGAATTGCTTGCCTGTCTGCCGTAATCAGGACTGCCTGTCACCGGTTGCCATTGCTGACTGTCAGCGAAATTGGGGGGTTGCTGGTCAGTCTGTCTCGGCACTGAGACTGGCTCGAATTGTGGCACTTGCGCCGGACTCATCTGTGCCTGCGGCAGGGCGCGCGCCGCAGGCAGCGTCAGTTTCCCGCGTATACCGGCTGGCCGCCAGCCTGAATTTGCCGGGCAACGTCAGGATAATTCGACTCCACGTACTGCCGCCCGTTCGCGCCGGAATGGTAGACACGCTCCAACCAATCGGGAACTCCGGCCAGCCCGGCTCTATCCCAATGGCGGACGGCGGTTACGGCCAGCGCGCTCAGCACGGCAATCAGGATTTGCAGCATGTTCACTACCTGGAAATATGACAGCCATTCCTCGCGCACCTGAGTTTCGGTTTTCGGCTCAGCCGTAGTGAGAGCCTCGGTTTCGGTTTGTCCGAAGGCGATGGCTGGCGTCGGAGTCGGCTGGGCAGGCCGTTGGTTCCCACCGCCGACTATTCGCCGCTGTGACGGGTCGAGTAATCGCAGCTTCTGCGCTTGCGCGGATTCCAGCCGAGCCTGAGCCTGCATCGTCTCGCTTTGGGCGCGCGCCAGTTCGATATTCCGTTGCGCGTCCCGATCTTTCACCTGTTGCTGAAACGCCGTTTTTTGTTTGAATTCGGTGAAGCCTTCACGGGCGGTCGAGAGTTCTCGGCTCATTGCGCTATGGCCGTACAGGGAAGCGACGCCGAGCAACGCGAGAATTACCTTACCGACAATCCCGGTCTGTCGAACAAGGTTATCAGGCTCATTGGCTTTGTACGTGGCGTAACCGGCAAAACCAATTACCAGAATCAGGATTCCCCAACCCATCACCTTCATTTCGTGGCCGGGGTAGGCGTTCCAGAGTAAATAAATTGCGATGGCTTCGACTACTACCACGCCGATCAAAAACAAAAACCACTGTGACCAGTCAATTTTTTTCATTTCTTGCCTCATCTTTTGAAAAGTTTGTCTTTAGCTGCCTGAGTGAAGGTGCAGGTCGGGCGGTTGTTTTCGCTGTGGCAGTAGCCAGCAGAGAAGCACAACAAACAAGCGAGAAAAATAAGAATCGTTCGTCTCATTTTTCACCTCCGGCTTCTTGGTATTCGATCCGGCCATCGTGGTGGCGGATTTCGACAACCGATTCCCCGTCGGGCAAGTAACGGATTTCGTGTTTCGGTTCCGGCGTGGGCGTGGTCGCGGGAAGGGCTTCAAGCGGTTCGGCGTTTGGCGAGTCGTCGCAATCGGCCTGCGCGAGCGCAAGCACGAGGGCAAAAACCAGTAGGATTGATTTCATTTTGCTTCTTCCTGAAATGGTAAAACGCCAACCGTGTTGCGGGACACGGTTAGCGCGTGTTGTGGGACGTGCGCCCGGCGTTTCGCGGGTTTGCCGAGCGTCAGTTGTTCCTATACGCCCAGCGACGCCTTGTCGTCAAGTGTAAAGTTTACTTTGTGAGCTAATTGGTTTACAAGATTAGCCGAAAACGCTCTGCGAGGTGCTACGCGGGCGGCGACGTTTGGTTTTCCGGCTGAGTCGCTTATAACAATCGGCTGCGGCGTCAACCTGATCTTTGCGCGCACCGAAAGGGAAGTGGCGAAATTCTTCGATAAATTTCCCGTTCCAGCTTCCGCGAACCAGCTTAACTAGCCCGATGTTTACCGAGTCGGCTAACGGCTGAGCGCGCTGCACCTTGTCTTGTTTCGGGCTGAACGTCCAATACGAAAACCCGGCCAGAGCTTGAGCCGTGAACCAGACGGTATCTTTACCAGCCGAGCCTGGATCTTGCGGGAAACCGATCCCGCAATCCTCGCCGTCAGCCTCGGCAACGCTGGCAATCAGCTTCATTCGTCCGGCTGTGGAGCGATGTGCAACGGCGGCGTCCACAATGTAGAAGAAACCTTGGTCGTCTGGTCCGGCCATTTTGATGCCCGCGCTGGCCGCGCCTCCGCCTTCCGTCGCAGCAAAGTCCCAGGCGCGCGCCGTGGGCAGGTCCGGCGGCAACTGGTCTTGATCAATCACCATGCCGGGCTGACGCCAGATGGACACGTCGAACATATCGCCGTCTTGGGCAGTCGGGCGTCCCTGGAACTGACCGAGCCACACGCGCGGCGATTTCTTTTTTGACTCGTACCAATCCAAGCCATAGCGAGGGCTGAGCGGCGTTCCGGCGGGTCTGTCCAACGGTAGGCAGGGGAATCGCTGGGTTGTGCCTTCGACCTCGTAATCGCCGTCGGCGATGGCCGCGTAACGCCACAATTCCCACTCGCCCGGCTCTTTTTCCAGAAGCTGACCGGCCAAATCGCCGACCTGGTATCGGTGAAACATAATCACCACGTTGGCGTCTGGGCTTAGGCGAGGCTTCACCGTGCCGTCCCAAGCCGTCCAGACTGTTTTGTTGTACGCCTCGCTTTCGGCATGAGCCGCGCTGGGGTACGGGTCATCAACTATCCAGAGGTCGCCGCCTTCGCCGGTCGCGCCGGTTTCCAGGCCGAAACACTTGAACGTGGCCTGGCCATCATTTATGCGCTCACGGGCGCGCGTCCTCCATTCCTCAGCCCGGCTCAGTGTCGGCACAACCAACGCCGGGTCAGGAAAGAGCCGCGCGTACTCCGAACTCTGCATCAGGTTCTTGGTTATGGCTCCGCCTTTTTGCCGGGCGTGAGTCAAGTTGTACATCAGCAGGCGGACGCGCAAAAGTGGGTTGTTGCCGATGCAGTAAGCAGGGAAGCGTTGGCTGACGATGATTGTTTTGCCGACCTGCGGCATGCTGTGAATCAGAATTCGACGCCCGCGACTTCGGCTGACATTTTCCAACCGGTCGCACAAATCCAATTGCCATGCGTCAAGAGATTTCCAGAATAATTTTTGCGTGAAATGCCGAAGGCTGTGGCGAGGCGAGGCGTTGAGTTCTGGCTGTTGTACAGTGTTTACCGATACGTCAGGCGGCGCGCCAGCCGCGCGTTTGCGGGCGTACAGCCACATCTGGAATTCCTGAGACTGTTCATAATCCATCACGGGTCGCGGGAGTCGGGAATTGACGTTGGCAGAAATGATGACCGGAAAAAGTTTTGCCCGGCTCTTTCGATCCGGGCGATTCAGCAGCGTCCTCAGCCATTAGGGTATTTATCGCTGCCAGTTGTTTCAGAGCTTACGCCGAGCCAGACTCGGCGTCAAGGGCTTCAATGATTTTCTCCCGGATAACATCTCCGTGACAGCTTTCCGGCGCGCACCAGCAAGCCAGTTTCAGCGGAAACTTTTTGGCCAACTCTGTCAGTCGCCGAAGCTCAGCACGCGCCGGGCTACTGATTTGCAGTTGGCCGTTTAGCCAATTCCGGTATCTATTCAGGCATTGTTCGCGGCTTTTTGCGTCGTTAAGTCGAAACGGGTTGGCCAGCGGGGAAGCTTTCAGTTTCTGCGTTTTCATACTCCGGCCAATGTAAATCTGAGCCGGGTCTTTGGATTGCTTGATGTTGACAACGGTAATATCAGGTTTCATAGGTTGATTTATTAGATTTAGCGCGTCTGATAAGAGGCATTATGTGAAAAATACGCCTAAATATGGCAGATCGCCTCACGCTTTAACACACATTCGAGGCAAACGGAATAGCCCTTGTGCGACTTCACGTTGTTCAGCCATTTGGTGAAACTGCCAGCCGCAAACCACGACATTGGACTGAACGGCGTTGAGCCGCCACAGGCCAGTTCGTGGCCGTTCACTGGCAAAGTCCGCTGGCCAAACGAGAGATGAATTGTTTTGTCGCAGGTAATTTCTACGGCTTGATCGAGTTCCAGGCCGTCGCCGGTGATTAAGTTTACTTGTACGGGCTGAAAATACCCGGCTGTTTCCACTATTGGCAATTCGTTGACTGTCATAATCCGTAACCCAACTCTCTGGCGTAAACGGCGACACAACGCCAGCCCTGTCGTCGGAATTTATCTCTGCCTTTCCGTTCCACGCATCGCGTGTCAAGAGCCAGCCACGCCGCGCGTCGGTTCGGCCTGAAAGTTTGGTATTGAACAAAGCCTTGATTGTCAGCAATCAGGTAGCCAAAACAGATAAGCTTGTTTTCTTGCTGAGCCATAAATCTCAGTTCACTTGCTCAGAAATCGTCATCGCCTGTAACGCCAGCAGTTCGGCCAGCGGAACGCCAAATGCTTGGGCAACCTGTTCGGCCTGTTTCGTCGGGTCAATCTGGTCAAACAACTGTTGGCTTTCGGCCAGCACAAGCCGAGCTTCGCGTAGCCTGTCTTCCTGTTGACTGGCCGGGTCAATCGTTTCGATTCGCTCTGTGGCTTGATCCGTTGCCAGCCTCATCAATTTGTCGGCCATCGCCAGATAACTCGCCACATCTCGCATCCGCCAGCCCGCCGGCTCAATGGTGATTTCCTGCAACACCGTCCGGCCATCATCGCCTTGTCGTTCGTTTGTGACGGTCTGAGTGGCCAGCGGAAAGTTCAGCATTTCGCGGGCTTTTTTTCTCAGGCTCAGGCTCAAATCCCATTCTTCATCTGCCACCTCTGCCCGGCGTTTCGCCCATTTCGCACGTTCGGCGATTGTCGCCGCCAACTCAGCTTCTTTGTGTTGGCGGAAAACCCACCGGTCGTATTCCAGGGCGCGCGCCTGCCAGTTCCACTGCCCTATCCACGAATTAAAAAGACCGCTGGCCTGCTTTGCCGAGGGGTTGCTGCTGAAGTGCCGGTAGGCCTGCACGAATTCCCTACCCGTCGGCTCCATTTCCAACCAGACTTTGAACGCCGAGTAAGCCCGTTCGCTTTCGCCCGGCTGACGCTCCCATGCTTGAGCGGTTCTGAGTTGTTCGACTTTCCGTTTCTTTGGCATCACCGAACCTCAAACGCTCGCCAGTTGATCTTCACGTCCGGCCTACCGTCCGGTTTTTGGCGGTACTCGCACACGCCTGGCCACAGTTCGACCATCGCCAAACTACTAGCCAATTCCCTGCCCGATTCGTCGTAGGCCTCTTTCAAGCCGCCTTGATTTGAGCCGTTTTTCGGCGCGCTGAAGGCGTACCGTTGGACTTTCACTACGCGGTAGCCCTGAGCGAGAATTTGCAAGGTGAAGTCCCGGTCGCATTTCAGGTCTGTTTCCGGCCTGAAGTTGACCAGCCCGACTTTCTCGCTGTCTAAACACACAGCCACGTCACAGTAAGAGTTCAGAACAAAAGCCCGATTCGCTGACCATGCAAATTGCTGATATTCAAGCCCGGCCTGAGCTACGCCCGGCATCTCGGCAAAGATTCGCTGAGCGCCTTCCAGGGCTGCGCGCGCATCGGTTTTGCCGGTCTTTCCGTGTTCGGCCAAATAGAAACCGTCAATGTCGTCGTCAAGCATCCAAAACCAACCGACTTTTCGAGTCCGGGCGTAACTCAGGATTGACTGACGCGCGTAGGCCAGCCCGTGATTGTCTTCTTTCAGGGTATTGATGGCGACGGTTGGCCGCCCGACGTATTCGCGCTGGTATGCCTGATGATCCTGCCGTTCGACAAACAATTCAAAGCTCAAGCCGGACTCAGACAACAGTTGCATGGTCTTGCCCTGTCTGCGGTTTTTGCTGGCGATATAAATTGGGAAAATCTCGCTCATTGCAACTTTCCTTTCAGGCGTGAGCCGGGCTTGCGCCGTTTGGCAATCTCAGCTTCTTCCAGAGCCGAGCCACATTCGGTCATCTGTTCGCGGTAATAAAACACCAGCGACACTCGCTCAAACCTGATGTCAACAGGCTTAATCGGCGTGTTGCCGTGCCATTGGTGAACGTCCGCGAGCAACAAGTCTGTGTTGTCCATGTCAACCGCGACGCCGTACTGAGGCAGGCGGCAGCTTCATCGTCGCTGAGTTCCTTCTTTGCTCGGATTGTCCAAACCGATTCGCCCATACCTGTTATTTTTTGATTTCTGCCTGTCTTACAAGGTGAAAACACAGGTCAGTCAGATTGTCTACCGGCTTGCCTGATTCGTCAGTAATGGTCTGAGCTTGAAGCAACGCCGAAGCGCGTTCGAGAAAAAGCGGGTGCGTCTCTGTGTTCAAAAACAATTGAACCATTCGGACGTGGCTCGGTTGAAGCTCCGGCTGTGGGCTGCCGCCGACTCTTACGCCAACTCCGGCTGTCACTTGGCCGTTGGTAGAGTTCCCTGCTGACTGATTGTGAGAATCGCCGTTGGGCAGTTGGAACTCCGGCGCGGGCGCGTAGCGAATAGCCAGATTTTCCAACGCCGATTGGTCGTAGCCGGTTTCTTCCAGGCGGCCAAATCCGGCGGCCTGTTCGAGAATCGCAAACACGGCCTTGTCGTCAAACCCGCCGCGTTGCGCTGTTCGATTCAAAGCCAGAGCCACAATCGGTTCGGTTTCCCGGTCAAACTTGAGAGTTACCGTTGGCGCGTACCAAACGTTGGCCAATTTATTGTCCGCGCCTTTCTCGCGTTTGACGGTGATGTTCTTCGGCGCATTTTCTCCGGCTGCATACAAGGCTTTCAGCGCGTTCAGGCGGCCATTGCCGTCCAGATCGTGCATGGTGTCTGCGCTGACGCCGATTGGGTCAATAAACCCGAATCTCTTGATTTTGTCTTTGATTTCTTCGAGGTCGTGGAGCTTGGCGTTGCCGGGCAAAGGCAGTATTTCATCGAGGCGGCGATAGGTTATTTCAAGCGAGTCGCGGTTGGCCATAGTTTATATGGCGCGCACTCTGAGGCGCGCGCCTGAATTGCGGGCATCGCGCTGAAGATTTAGGAAAGTGAGTTGTTAGCGCTGGTCAGTTTGGTGTTGATCTTGCTGAAAATCGCGCTGATGCTCTGTCCCATCGTGGTCAGGACAAACAACGCCGCCGCGCCGATCAAAACCAGCAACAGCGAGTATTCGACAATATCTTGACCGGCTTCATCTGTCAGAAATTTTTTGATTGATTGCATCTTGTTTCCTATTGCCGGACTGATTTCTCTGGATTGCTCTTTTGAAACCAGCCCGGCGGCTCAGGCTTCGGTTTTCCTTCCCCAGTACGCCGAAACCATTTCCCCGCCCAATTGAGTGATTTACGGTTGCCCGAATAATCACTCAACCGTCAGGGCTTCCTCGTTGCTCGGCCACGCTTCACACACCATTCAGCAATCTCGCCTTCTCGCTTCCCGAAAGTGTTGGGTTGCTACTGTGGCTTACCACGACTGCCTACCGTGGCCTTTCGTTTGGTATAAACAGGCAATTGAAGGGCTTCAACCTTCGACCGGCGTCCCGATAAAGCACTCACCAACGTTAGGCTTTGTCTCTACCCAAGAAGTTCCAGACCTCACAGGATTGCCATTGCTCCAGTCCGACTCGAACCGACAATCTTCAGGTTATGAGCCTGACGAGATAACCGTTTCTCTACGGAGCGTCAAGATTTTCAAAAAGACGTGGCGGTCGTCTCATTTCCCCAAACTTACCGACTCGCCACGTTATCAGGAGGTTCACCCAGGCCGGTAATATAAACCCGGCCTGTTTATTTGTAAACCGTTTTCGTCTAAAAGTTCGGCGACAAATCCTCGCCTTCCTCAGCCACAGCCCGGCGTTCTTGTTCGGCAACAATCAAGTCTTCGATGATTTCCAGTGCGCGGCGCATCTGGTCGTCAGAGAACGCCCGAATGTCATCTGACGACAGTTCAGAGGTTTTCAGCGTGGCTTTCAATTGCTCCGGCTTGATACCCAGGGCTGTGCAGGCGTCGTTTTTCCTGATCAACGCCGTGACAAGCGCGGGCTGACAGGTGAACTGTCGCTGTGGCTGGCCGGAAGGTTTACTTCGGCCATTTTGGAGCTTCCCAGAGTCGCCCTTTTGGGCAACGGCTCCGGCCTGAACGGTTTTCTGTGTTTTCCGGCTCAGTTCGCGGGCTTCACCCATTTCCTTGAAGGTAATCAGCCGTTCGTAGCGATTTTGGCCAGAGTCATCTTTGCCGACGGCGCGGGAAAAGTACACGACGTTTTCACCGAACGTCGGATTCCCTGCCCGGCGTTTGAACAACTTGTTCTGCCATTCCACAACCGCCGGACCGTCATCATCAGTTTCGGTTACGCGAGCGTTGATCGTCAGCCAATCAAAGGTCAGGAATTCGTTGATGTGCCGTGTGTAATTGGGGCTGGGATTTTGCGCGCTGACTATCTGCGATAGGGACGCTTCAATCCCGCCCAGGTGTTCAGCCAGCCCGTTCAGGCGGGCGTTCATCGCGCCGAAAATTTCTGAAAAAAGCTTCAAAAGTTTGTTGAATTGTTCGTCTGTCATTGTCTTGTCCTTTCTGGTTTTTTGTTCCGGCGTCGGCGCATAGTGCGGTCTGAAACCGCATCCTGGGAGTACCCAGCGTTTCGCGCCGTCGCCAGAATCTGGTTAGATTTCGTCTTCGCTGTAAATCACTCGGCTCTGTTCTGTTACCCATCCGTCGGTTTTTTCCTGAATTCCGGCGAACAAGTCACGAATCTGGTTTCTGGCCGCGTCGTCGGTTCTGAGAGCTTTCACGTCCAGGCCGTCCACAGCGTTGCGCGCCTGAGCCACAAACGCCGACATTTCAGCGTCAGCCATCAAATTGAGGCTTTCAAAGCTGTTCAGAAATTGGCGGAAGTCCTCAATCTTGCTCTCGGCGATGGCTTTGCGCTTTGTTTCGCCCGGCTCCATGGTCAGGCGTTCGACCAGCCATTGCGTGTACTCAACCATGCGGGCGCGCAAAATATCTTTGCACTCTTGCCCGGCTTCAGCCATCTGCGCCGCCAGTTGGTTGCTGTTGGCCTTCCACGTTTCCTCATCCAGTTGCTTCAATGCGGCTGGCGGATCAAACGAAACCCAACGCTTCGTCAGCCGGTAGGCATTGCGAATCTCTCGCGCCGTCGGGTACTCGCTTTCCCGGTAAAGATTACCCAGGCGGAGCTTGGCTTCGGCCTTCCGTTGCGGGTACGCCACGATAAAGGCTTTGAGCGCGCCTTTGAAGTTCGTTCGGGTTTCGGCGAACTTGTCTTCGACCTTTGTCACGTTGGCCAGCGGTATCAATCGCATCCCGCCTCGGAGCAAAGACGACGGCAATTCCTGAAAATACAGCCAGTCCTTAAATTCTCTGACCACTCGCCGAATGGCGTCCAGTTCCGGGCAATCAATGATTGATTTATTTGTTGAGAGCAAACCGGCGGCTGGCATGTGTTCCAACGCCACGACGTTCGCACTTTTCACTTTCCGGCGGAAGCTTTTGCCGGTGAATTTGAAGTCGAAAATCACCGTCTGAGCCTTGATTGCCTCGCCTTTGCTGAGAATATCCGAGTTGGCTTCGATGGTCGCCTGACTATCAATCTGTTCGCTTTCAATTTCGCGCAGCAGATTTTCAATGTCGTCGTCAGCGTCAACCGTCACAGATTCCGGCTCGTTGGCTGCTTCGGCTTCCGCTTCGGCCTCCGACGGCACTGTCAGCCCAAGCTCGACCGTTTCTTCGTAGGCTTCAACGAATTCTTCGGCCTGTTCAATCTCAGCCATCATGCTTTCGTAGTTTTCATTGCCGGAAATCGCCTGCACAGGTTCATCGTCCTGGAATTCGTCCGGCCAAGTTGATTTATCGTCGGGGTCAATGTCGTCAAAATCCGCCGGGTCTGAAACTGTTGACTCTGAGCCGTCATCGTAAAGCGGGTTTCGAGTCATCGGCTCGTCGCCCCAAAAGCCGGTGTTATCTTCCGGCGCGTCAATCACTTCTGAGTTTTTCATTGTCTTGTCCTTTCTGGGTTTATTGCTTTGAATCTCGCGTTCTACTATCAGGCGCGCGCCTGATAGTAGAACTATAAACTAGGGGGCTTATTTTGTAAAGCGGGATTCGTTCCTCAATTTAAGATAGATCAGCGCCATCGCAAGCCCGGCGTGAACCCACCAGTATAAGTCCCAGTCCCAGAGCCGCGCTTCCCAGGTCAACCAATCTTCCTTGCCTATCAGCCCTTTAATCGTGCTGTGCATACAAAGCGATGTGAAAAACCCCAACTCGTATTGGTGTTTAAGAATTTTCTGCCGTTCATCAGATTTCAAGCTGCACCTCCGTAAAGGCCACTGGCCTCAGCCCAGCTTCGCGTCCGATTTCCCCCATTCGTTTGAGGTTATCGCCTTCGGCCTTCAGGTAAATTGCCCATTCGTTTTCCGGCCACGGCTCAGCGTAAAAAGCCCGGCGTTCGACAAACAAGTAAGACAGGACTCGCCCGAACAGGCCGGATTCGTTGTCTTCGATTTTGTAATTGAATCTCAGCCATTTTTTCGGCTCAGGTTCCGGCTGTGCCTCTTTTATGAGCCTGGTGTCCTGACTGCCGCAGTTTTTACAAAGAACTTCCGGGGTAATGTTGTCCAAATGCTCGGCAACGCTATGACAATCCCAGCACCTTCTTTTATGCAACGCCATGTTCCACCTCCCTGTCTCTGGAAAAATCAATCACCACGTCCAGAATTTCATCGGCTTTGTGAGCCGCAATCTGATAACGGGGATGCTCCCGCCAAGCTTCGCTGTGTTCACCAGCCAACACGAATCCTTCGAGTTCCAACAGCCGCAAAGCTATGGCTTCGCAAACGTCAGCACGTTCTTGTTTGGTCAGTTCAAGCATTGATTACCTCCCTGTTGAGCCATTCGACTTCAGCGGCCAACGCTTCAGAGCGCAGGGCGAAGCCGGTTAGTTTCGGTCCGGCCACCGGCGACATGTCCGCCGACCAGCCGCCCGTCGGTTCCGGCTCCACGTGTGAAGCCCGGTTGATTTCGGCCTGGCCGAGCGTGAGCAGCCCGGCTAGGTCATCGTTGTAGATGAACGTGATTTCGCCGTCAGGCGCGATTCTCAGATCGTGCATGCTGAACCTCCCGACGGTGGAATTCCGCTTTTTTTTCGTCCGAAGTGGTGACGCCGAGCGATTCTTCCAGAGCTTTGGTCAACGCCGTGCAGCCGGAGCCGATAACCCCGTTCACTTCGATTTTGACTTCGCCGTCCGGCGTGATGTCCACTGTGATTTCTTGTTTGCCTGTCATCGAAGCTCCTTATTTCGTCAATCGGAGTCTCACAACTCCGCTCTCGTTGACTGTCCGGTGAACGCGAAACCCTTGCCGTTGGGCTTGTCGAGTCGCCGCGCTTTCGGCGTAGCTCTGGCGCAGCTTCTGGCCTTCCGCGCCGACAATCTTTTGCAAGCCGCCGGAGTTCCAGAAGTCGCATTCGAGCCGGTAATTCCCTTCTCCGTCCGCAATCACGCCAATCTCATAAGTTCCGCGCTGAGCGTTTTTCACTCGGATAGCGTGGTCGCACGGGTTGCGGCGTCCGGCGTACCAGAGGAAGCTCTTTTGATCCCTGACCAGTTCGCAGCCGAGCGATTCGGCAGCGTCGGCGAGCGCGTCGAGGTCTTTGATTTGCAGTTGAATTTTTGCGATGTGTGACATTACGCAATCTCCTTTGTGATGAAGTAGTCAATGATGGCCAGCAGCGGCTTGTACGCTTCGCCGTCATTTCTGAGCATTTGTTGGCGGGCTGTATTCTCGACGTTCTTGACGCCGTTCGACGCCCAGTTGGAGCCATTTGGTGTTCGGTAGTGATTCAAGAAACTGTCGCGTTCGTAATCAACCACACGCAACACGGCGTCACGCGCGGCTTCTGGGCTGTCGAGCGCAACCAGCTTGGCTACGAGTTCTGAAATTTCATTGTAAATGAATTCGTCTATGAGAGCTTGCTCGGCTTTCCAGGTGATGGCCGAAGCCAGCGAGGTTTTCGTTTTGTCTTCAAATTTGGCCAGCGATTGGTGGAAACGTTCCATTAAAATATCAGTATAAGTGGCAAAGTCCGAAGCCAGTAGGTTCATGACTTTCCGGTCTTCGCTATCTTCATCGCCCAGATCGCCGATTTTGATTTGTGCTTTCATTGTCTTGTCCTTTTGTTAGAAGTTTTATTCTGCTGTGAGTCGCGCGCCTCGCGCTGACAGGAATACTTATAAACCCGCCATTTTATTTTGTAAAGCGTTTTTATTCACCAAAAAAAACGGGCGGGTCGTTAAACCCGCCCTGAGTGGACAAAACAAGGAAATAAATCAATTACTTTCTCCGTGTGAAATCTTCAGCCGAACCGAACAGAAGCCCTTGCCCGGAATTTAGAAACACCGGCTCGGCTTCCGGTCCGTAACGCTCGGCGGCCACTTCCCTTAAACTACTCTCATTCGGCGCAGGCTCGGCAAATAAGGAGTCGGGCGCGCCGAAGCTGAGCCACGGCGCGAAAAACGCGCCATTGATGTTGGTAATCGTCACACACAGAGGGTCAATGTCCATGCCAAATAATCTGAGCGAGTGTGCGGCGGCGTGGAGCAACATCCGGCCTGAACCAACCGCCGGATCACAAACTGTCTTTCCACGGTTATCGCTACCGCAGTCAAAAGTCATTTGAGTCATCATCTCGGTGATGTTGTGCGGTGTCGGGAAAAAGGCATTCGGGTTATTCCAGCGGCTGCCCGATCTTCGTTCGGCCATCATCTCGCCCAGGTAATCGTAAGGCTCAGCCAGCCAAAGCCGGGCGTCAAAACCTCTGTACAGTTCTTCCTGAATGTCGTCTGGCAACTCGCTGGTTTCGGTCGTCGTGCCGGTCGCCCAGCCCAGCCAGTTTATCAATTCCCGAAAACCAGTGAAAAAGCCGGACTTGTATTCAATTGCTTCGGCCAGTTTCCAGCCCATTTTGAAGCCCGGCGACTTCTGGTTGACGATGTGCGTGAACGATAACTTGGGGATTGGCGCGTCCGGCAATTGACCGTTGCAGACAGTTTCCAGATAATAAGGCCAGCGTCCGCAAAGCTCGGCTTCGTGGCCTTGAATGTACGGCAGAAGCCAGCCTTTGTACTGCCACGGCGGAACTTCATCACCAATTCTCGGCAACCGGCCTTCAGCAAACAAAAAATCAAAGACAGTTTCTAGCATCGCTACTCCGTAAACGGTTCAACCAGTTCAAAACAGCCGTCATACTTACGGCCAACTTCCCGCAAAAGAGGCTGGCCGAGCCTTGAGACAATGCCTTCGGCTTCAACGTCAACAATAACTTCGTGTTCACCTCGCCCTGTGATATACGCCAGACAGTTCATCCGGCGAACCTGAGTCGCGTAAACTACACCGTCAATTTTGGTTCTGAAGGCTGCGCCGGACGCGAATTTTTTGGCGATTGACCTCTTTGTTGTCCAGGAAATACCAATCGGGTCTTCGGCTCGTTGGCCTCTGTAGAGCCAGATATGATCACAGCCAACGCCTGGAAAAGTCTTGTCTGCGTCGTCTTTGACGATAGCTCGGTTCTTACTTTTGCAAAGACGAAACAATTCAAGGAATTCAGGATTGGTGTCATCTGGGTCAGAGTTAGACCAGAGTTCACAGATATTTTGAATCCAGAAATCTCCATCAAAACTCTGACGGTTTTCCACAGCCCAGCCGAACCGCGCGTAACTGCCGACGGTCGCCAGCGCGCATTCTGGCTTCATCCCGTCGGCCAGCAATCGTGTCGCGCGTTCGGCGGAAACCATATCTCCGGCCATAATCAGAGCCGTAACATAGGGAATTTTATTGCTGAAACTGATTTCTGACGCCAAAGCCATTGTTCGCCGGAATTCGAGGTCGGCTTGTTTAATTCGTTCTTCGGTAATTCTGTTTTTCATAAACCCTACGATTGTTTTGTACTTTTCTATCTGTTGATAACCGCGCCAGCACGAAACCGGCGCGGTCTGACTCTGACTCTGCGTTCACCGTTATTCGTCAAATTGCGCGCGCTTGGTTTCGGCAAAGGCGAACTGCGCTTCGGTGTAGACGTAAGCTCCGGCGTAAGCCGCGCTGAGGTATTTGCCGTTGGCCTGCATCCTGAGAGCCTTGATGCGGTCACCAGCGGAAAGCGTCATCGGCACAATAAACTTCGCTGCTTCAGCCAACGGCAGGTTCGACAACTTGCCAATCTCGCAGCAATTGCGGATTTGTCGGCCAACCCATCCGTCGTCAAAAGTGATTTCCTGCGCGGGCAAGCCGTAGGCGTTCAACTGAATTTCCCAGATTTTTTCTCGTTCGGCCTGTGTCGGCAGGTCGAAAAACCACGTTCCCAATGTGAACCGTTCGAGCAATTCAGTGGGGAGGGAAGCCAGATTGTTTGATGTCGCCACAAAAAGAGCCTTTCCGTTGCTAACGCTGTCAATGACCTTCAGAGCCGCGCGAAGCTGAGCCTCGCTCTGGCCGACCAGTGAATTTTTCAGATCGCCCAGGTTAAAGTTGATTACCGGCGCACCGGCCTGTTTGCCCATCGCCTTTGCGATCTCACTCTTGCCTGCGCCCGGAACTCCAACCAGAACCATCCCTGAGTAACGTTTGTTTTCCATCTCGCTCAGCAGCGATCCGAGCATTGATTGTGTGACGCCGGACGTATCCCCCGCTCCGCCGCCCGCCAGCATCTTTTCCAGTTCGTCAGAGAAGACAACGGCTTCGTAGTTGTGAAGAATGGCCGAGGAAAACTGTTTGATTGCCTCGCAGCCGCCGATTCCTTCAAAGCCGCGCTCAGACTCCCAAACGCTGAGGCCGGGCGTCTGCCGGATCATCGCTTTTTTCCGTTCCCACAATTCCGCTGAGTCAAGTTGACCGCGCTTTGCGCTGAAGCTCATGGCGACGGCTTGCTCTGCCGAAAACTGACTCAGCCCTAAAACGGCGCTCACTGCCGCGTCAGCGGCTTCGCCCGTGACTTTGTTGTCTGTGGTGCTGGCGACGACCTTTGCCAGTTCTTCCCGGCTGGGCAGCGGTTGATCTATCAGCCAAACATGGTCTTTCAGCTGGCCGGGCAAGTTGAAAGCCGGTCCCAACAACACCACGCATCGCCCGTTGGACTTGAATTCATCGCGCAGGTTCAGCAACGCCTGAGTGAACTCCGGGTAGCCGGTCAGGTATTCGTGAGCCGAGTGGATGAACAAAATAGAACCGGGCGACCGCCCCGTCTCGCCATTCTGTTTCGTCGTCGTGCCGGGCAGCCGCTTGGCGTGAAGTAAAGATTCAACCGGGTTGATGATGTCCTGTGGGTTGACTCCCGCTTTGGCGATTGCGTCCAATCCAGCTTGATTGCTGGGCGACCAGCCCTGAACGCAGTCCCAGCGAACGAACGGCGTTGCTGAGGCCAGCCCTTCGACAATAACCCGCTCAGCCGCGAAATTGTCTGTCGTCTCAACGGCAATGATTGGCGTTCCGGCCATTCGTGCCGCTTGGAATTTCTCGATAAATGTTTTTGATGTCTTCATTGTTTTGTCCTTTGTCTTTAGGTTTTCAGGCTGCGATGGCCTGAATCAGTTGTTGTTCAGTGGCCAGTTGAAGCTGGCCGCTACGCTCGATCAATCGGTTTGCGATAACGCTCGGCGAATCGCCAAATTCAAGGCTGGCGCGCTGGAAAATCACGGCCAGCCAATTCAGAATTTTGGGTGATTCTGTGATTTGGCCTGCGCCCCAGCACTGCAAAAACGTTCTGACTTGGTACGGCATGCCATCCGGCAAATAAGCCTTGTTGCGACGCACAATTTCGTCAACTTCAGTTTTTGGAAGCCACGTCGGTTCCGACGTGTGGGCGTGTGGGTCAACCGCGGAATAATAAAACTTGCCTCTGTCCGGCTCATACTGGATTGTGAGTAATGGCTTGAGGCTGACGAGTTGGCCAACTTTCCCAGCCATCGTGTTGTGAGTACACAACACCGGGCGGGTTTTGATGTCAATGACTGAAAGCAGCGTTTGGTGTTGGAATACACGCTTTTTCGGCCATTCTTCGCGGCAACGCCGCACGTAATTTGTGAGATTTTCGGATTGAAAACGGTAAGTAAGCATTGTCTTGTCCTTTCTGGAATCGGTCTTTTTTAGACTCTGTTTTCTCAGGCACAAGACAGTTATAAACCTTGCGGTTTATTTTGTAAAGTGTTTTTTTTTATTCAGGCAAAAAAGAGGAAAGCCCGTCACTGCCTCACTCAGTGACGGGCTTTTTATGCGGTTCTCCGGCTTTTGGAGAAGTTCTATGCTGACTGGATTCTACGCCCGGCTTCGTGGCGAGTCAATTGTTTTACGTCTACAGAATCACCCAACTTTGAAAACGTATTTACTGAGCAACCAGCCGATGCAACTCATCAGTGTCAGCAAGACATAGGCGATCAGGCCATTGATGATCCGGCCTTGTTCTTTGATTCGGTCGGCCAACGGAGCAATCTTGAGGTCAATCAATTCGGCCATTCGCTTTTCTGTATCCCTCGATTGTTCGCGGCAAAGCGTTTCGTGTCGCTGTTCGCTGGCCGATAATCCGCTGCGAACTTCTGCGCTCAATTCAGCCACGCTGGTTTCCAAAGCCTTCAGCCGTTCCAGCGCGGTCGTGAGGAAAGCGCGCATCTCTCCCAGGTTGCTTCTGTTGTTTTCCATTGAATTTTATGTGAGGCAGCAGGCAGGTTTGAATACAGTGAGGCGCGCGCCCAAGCTCAGCAATTCACCTGAACGCGCGCCAGTGACTTTGGCGAGAGTTAATTCCGGTAAGCCTTGATGCGTTCGTCATTTTTCAATAACAGAGCCGCAACGATCTTTTCGCCGTCTTCATAGGCAGCCTCAGCCGTCGGCAGCCAACTTTGCTGAGCCGCGCGCCCAAGCGTTGTCATCACGATGTTGGTAATATCCAGAGCCGCGCCAATTTTGCTGAAACTCTGCGCCTCGGCTTCGGCCTGTTTGATTTGTGTGTTGAAGTTCGGTCCGTTCAAAGCCAGAATCAGATTCTTGGCCGACGTAAGAGCCAGCCTTAGCCCTTTTGTCACCAAGATAAAATCTGTCTTCTGTTTAGGGTCTTTCAGGTCAATTACGCCAACAGCTTCCAGGTCTTCGGCGAATTTGATGGCCTCGTTGAGTTTGTCAACGGTTGTTTGACCGAAGTCGCCAGTCTTGGCTCGTTTGACAGCTTCTTGCCAGCTTTTGGCCGCTTTGGTGTCAAGTTCCAGGGCTTTTGCGCCAGTCGCTTTGCCCAAGACTTCGTTCGTCACCATAGCGTCAATCACGTCAGAGAAGCCGTCAATGCCGGTTCCGCTCTGCGCGAAGTAGATGGCCACAAGCCGCTTTTTGTACACGTCAGGAGCCTCGCCCGGCTGTTGCTGCGGTTTTTTGCAAGCTCCGGCGAACAAGGCCAGTGTGATGATGGCCAACGAGAGTAACGCGAAAGTTGATTTCAATTTCAGGTTCATAGTTTTCTCCAAAGGTTCGGGTTTGCCGATTGTCGGTGAATTGTCTGGGTTATTCTTCAATCAATTCGCCTTTATTGGTGAATCGTTTTCCGGCGTCCGCGCCGACTGTGACAGTGATTTCTCCGCCGGTGACAATCGGTTCACCGGTGACAGGCGGCTCCGGTTTTTTCGTGAGCTTTTTGGTCGGTTCAGTTTCTTCGGGCGTCATAGGTTTTAACTCCAACATGGCCACTGAGCCATAATGTGTGAAGGCCATCGTGAGGGACTCCTTCGAGGCAAGTTATTGTTTTTCAGCCGACGTGAACCGTGAACTTATTCGGATCAGCGGCAGTTTGGATTTGAGCCAGCGTCAGCTTCTCCGCCGACTGTTGGTTCATCAAAGCGAGCCGGGCGCGTCGCTCGGCTTCCCGGTCGCGGAAATAAAAATACACGATTGCGCCGACAACTACCATCAAGATAACACCGCCGACAACTATTGGCGGCAAATTCTTGATCGTCTCCGCGCCCGACGCCACATAGCCCATAATTGAACCCGGAACCAGAGCCAGCCAGTGTTTCACTTGGTCAAACGGCGAAGGCTGAGGCGGGTCGGAAGGCTTCACGGCTGGGACTGTGACAACCGGAGTTGGTAAGCCTTGCTGAATTCCGGCGTTTTGATTTTGACTGTCAGGCGCGCGCCCAATTACAGCGTCATCGTCGTAATCAGCGCGAACAACTTCTTCAGGTTCTTCAAGGTTTTCAGCCAACGTCGGCTCGGCCAGAGCCGACGGCGAGGCTGCCGATTCTCCGGCCAACAGGCGATGCTCAGGGCGCGCGAACCGGCCTTGCGCCGCCACTTCCCTTTTCACTGCGTCCATCTCTACGGAGTCGTGTTGCAACAGGCAAGCAAAGACAATCGCCCGGTCGTAGACGTTGCGGGAATAGTCTTTGCCTGTCGTTGAACTGTCTGGGTTTTGTTTTTTGGAGTAATGGTAAGCTGACCACAGGCCGCAATTGTAGGCAGCCGTGGCGAGTCTGCGAAGCTCATCTTCGGCCAGTTCGGGCAACACAAACGCCCGGCCTTTGACCGAGGCCTGTTTGCGCTGCGAGGCGCGCGCCTGAGCCAGCTTTGACGCCCAAATCTGACAGCCGCGTTTGATGCCCGGCGTGGCGTTTTCCGCTGTCCACGCTTCACACCATGCCAGATCAGTCCCACGGTCAATCTGCATTAACCCGAAACCGTGGTACTGGCCGCCGCGAAAGTCGCCACGGATATTCCTGACGCCGGTTTCCCGGCTGGCGATGGCCAGAGCCAAAGCCGTCGTCAGTCCGTAAGTCCGGGCTTCGGCTTGGAAAACCGGGAGCCATTGTTTGCTGACCGCGCGGGCGTATTGCGAGACAAATTCTTCTGGTATTGTGAGGCCATTGAAAATAACCGGCATCGCGTTCACTCCTTGGGCACGAGTGAAAACTACCACACTTTCCGTTTTTTGTTGAGCGATTTTGGCTTCGTCTCAAGAATCTCAATTCCGTAAAAAGCCCTCATCATCTTTTTCTTGAGAAGATAAACTTCGGTCAGATGGCCTTTGCAGTCTTCGACAATCTCTTTTTGGCTGGCTGAGTCTATGTAAACGTAGTCGGCGAAGTAAGAGCAAATCTTGGTTCCGTTTACCACAAACGGGTAAGCAACCTGTCGCCGAAGGTTGCTTATTTGCCCGGCGACGACCAGCAACTTCAGTTCACACCATCGCTCATATTCGGCTTTTGAGTCGAATCGCCCGTCGTCTGTGGCGATTGGCTGGCCCTTTATTCGTGCTGACTTTTTGCCGAGCCTGGCGAGGTCGCGTTTGGTGATGGTCGCGTAGGTTTTCGGCATAACTACCCTAATTGCTGACGGCTCGCTTTAGCGCGGCGTCTACTTCGTGAGCGGCCTGTAACACTCTTCGCCTTTCTTCTTCAACTTGAACAGCAATAGAAGCTTCCAGCGGAAAGATTCCCAGTCTGCCACTGGCCGGGATTGGAGTGATGAACTTGACCGGGTTAGAAAGTAGCATCCCATAAGTCCCAACGAACCACTGGTTAGTGTAGAACTTGCCACAATCAGTAATGTCAACTGTCCCGATGATGTGACCACGAATCATTGACTCATAGCTTGGTATTGCTATTCCCGGCTCTTTGCTGGAAATAAAATAAACACCTTCGCCGTATTCTGCCTGAGTCATTCCTTTGGACGCCAGAATAGCGACTCGACCACGAAACCGGGTTGGCCAGTCTCGGTTTTCGATATTCTTCCCTGCGTTGAAAATAGCCCAAGCCCACGGTTGTTTAATCGCCAAACACATCATTTCGCTCATATCGTAAAAGCTCCTTCTGGGAACTGTCTCGGATAATTGCTCAGCGGGTACGGGAAATCAATCGGGTTCTCGCCTTTCACATCGCCAATCGGCACTTTGTAGCCCGCCAGTGTCGGGCGCGCGCCCAACTGTTTAACAAAAACCGGAGTGCCGTGAATCTCGCATTGTTCGGCCACGCTGACGAGATTCTCAATTTTTGTTTCAGTCGCGCCGCCGCCACTTTCTCCGCCCACAATCGCCCAGCCCAACTTCATTTCGCTTTTGTCCGGCGACTGAAAACTCAGAGCCGGGCGAATGTTTACATTCTCAAACAACGGCTCCATTGAAAAGAATAACAGGCCGGGCTGGTAAATCTTGCCGACGTGTTTGTGAATCGGCCATTGGTCATCAAATGCCTGCTGGTTCTCGACGGTTACGCCCAGCCAGATATTTTTCTTCAGTTTGCCGTTCCAGTCCGGCGGCAAACACTGGCTCAGGCAGTGCGGAGCCAGGTCAATGCGTTTTGTCAGCAACAGGAAATTCAAGTACTCACACTCGCCCATAATCTTCAGCCCTTCGGCTCGCCAGTTGTCGGTTCGACTGTCAGCAATGTCAAAGAAGTCGCTCAACGAGTTGACGAAAACGTTCATCCGGCGTCCGGTTTCTTTCGCTTTGCGGTTCCACTTGCGCGGCAATTGCCAAATTGAATCTGCTGTGCGATGACGCGGCTTATCGTCTCCCCATTCGCAGAGCGGCGGCTGTGTTACCCCTCCGGTGCGCTTCGCCCAGGCTTCAGCGTAGCATCGGCCACAAGCCGGACGCGGAGTGCCGTCGAAGTGCTTGGCGTGGGTACAGCCTGTCCAGAGATTCCAAGTATGATCTGTCCATCCGATTTTTGAGTTTTCCATTTAGAAACCTGAGAGGTATTTGCCGATTGAAATAATAACTGAATTCACAAGATCAATTGGTCTGTCAAAGTATGGTGTTATGGCCTGTGCTAAATCGGGGATAACAAACACGCCCAATGACAGACACGCGACTACGGCCAGTTTTTGCTTGAAGTTATACCGTCTGGCCATCTCGCACCTCGCCTTGATTCGCCGGTTTCGCTTCGTAAGTTTTCACTACCTGCCCGGCTTCTTCTGTGCCTCGCGCGTGTGCAGGAATCCAGAAGATTCCCTTGTAACGGCCAAACAGTCCTCTCTCCCGGTAATCTGCGTAATGTCCCGCTACCGTGTGCAGGGCGCGCGATTCAGAAGCTTCTTTGACAATCGCCTGAGTGTTTAACGGGACGGACTTCCCTGTTTTTGGCAGAGTAACCAAAAGGGTTTTGTAAACGGTCAACGGTGGCTTGTTTCTTCGCTGTCTGGCTTTCTTCAACCTTTCATCAACAACCAAGTCTTGGCCAACGACGTTTTTACAGCCCATCAGGTTTAACACCATGCCACCGTAGTTGAGAAACCGCGAACAGGTTTCAATGAAGGAGCGCCGCCCCGGCGGGGCAAGCGACGCCCCCCGGCACCCGGCAGTGAAGCCCTGCGAGCGGTTGAGCGAGCGGGCGGAATGGAGGCGTGCCAGGGCTGCCTTG